GAGTAGAATAAGGGGGAGTGGAGGGGGAGTCACACCGAGCCATGTTTACGCCATCCCTGTTCCACTTTCCACCACAACAGCACCACACCGCACCACTTTTCACCCCACCAAGGGGAGTACACCCCCACACATGCACGCGCACGCAGGGGATACCGCGCATTCCGCACGCGGGATGTACACCGCACACCCACGGGTGGTACACGCACGCACGGCTTTACCGCGCACGGGCACGGGGTGGTTTACACGCGCACTGGCACGCGGGCGCACACGCACGTATATACCCCTCCCCTCCGGAAAAACCGATTCCGATACAGGGGGCCGGGCCGGGTACAATATACTCACCCCCACCTCCATATCCCTCCTACCCCCAAAACAGGGGTATCCCCGTAACACACTGATCCTCAGTCCGTTTAACATAATTTAACTGCCAGATTTTCCCCCGCCAATTATCGTCATAACTCCCTCACCTTCAACGCATTGCCCCGGATTTTCGGCCATGTCGATGAATATATAAGATATATTATCCAACGTAATTCCTTCGTATCTTCGCCATCTAATTCAATTACAGTAAGTTATGAGCAAGCGTCCCGCACGGAGATCCGGCAACCCCCTCCGTAACACCGATGATAATCAACGAGTTAAGCGTCCTGTGATGGACAGGTCAGAGATGGGCCTCAACCCCTTCGAGGCTTCACTCCGTGTACCTACAAGCAAGGTGGTCATGAGGGGCCAGTACCGCAGGGACGGTGACGACATGGTGGAGAGTGCCGTGCTCATGGACCGCCAGCCCAAGGTGTCCGTCTTCATAAGCTCTGACCTCAGGAAGTGCGCCATGAACCTGAGCCCCTCCTGCCTGAGACTTCTCGTGTGGATAATGTACGAGACCGAGTACGGGCTTGACTACGTGTGGATCAACCACAGGAGGTTCCTCTCCGAGTCCGGCATGTCCCCCTCCACCTACCGGGAGGCGGTGTCCCTCCTGTGCAGGTACGCTTACATCTACCCCGTGGTCGGGTACCAAGACGTTTACTGGGTGAACCCCTCGGTGATGTTCAACGGCAGCAGGGTATCCTCCTTCCCCTCGAGGGTTGTTTAACACCTTTTGTGTTTTCGTGTACGGGGGCAGGTGTATATTTGTCCGGTGTTACGGTGGCACCCTGTCACTATTACAGGCACCAGCCCCGGTGGCACAGTTAATGAACAACGATAAAAACAAATAAATATGGCAGTAACAATCAGGCCCCTATCAGACCGCGTGGTGATCGAGGAGATCCCCGCAGAGTCGACCACACACTCAGGCATCATCATCCCCGACTCCGCGCTGGAGAAGCCGCTCCAAGGCACGGTAGTCGCTGTAGGCGAAGGCAAGGGCGCCAACCCCATGACAGTCAAGGTGGGCGACAGTGTAATCTACGGGAAGCACTCCGGCACCCAGATCAACTTAGGCGGCAGGGAATACATCATCATGCACGAGTATGAAATTTTTGCAGTACTATAATAAATAATCACATCACAGCATGTCAAGGCAGATAACATTCGACACACCCGCGAGGGAAAAACTAAAGGCAGGGATCGACGCCCTAGCCGACGCGGTCAAGGTAACCCTAGGACCGAAGGGCAGGAACGTAGTAATCTACAAGAAGTACGGCGCCCCGCACGTGACAAAGGACGGCGTCACCGTGGCCAAGTCAATCCAGCTCTCGGACCCCATCGAGGACATGGGAGCGCAGATGCTCAAGGAGGTAGCGTCCAAGACAGCTGACATAGCAGGGGACGGGACCACCACCGCCACGGTCCTAGCGCAGGCAATGGTAACGGCAGGGTTAAAGAACGTGGCTAGCGGGGCCAACCCCATAGACCTCAAGCGAGGCATAGACAAGGCGGTAAGCGTCGTGGTGTCTGAGCTGGCTAAGATATCCGAGGGTGTAGGGTCGGACTACGAGAAGATCAAGCAGGTGGCGACAGTGTCCGCCAACAACGACGAGGCTATCGGCTCACTCATAGCAGACGCCATGCAGAAGGTCGGCACCGAGGGAGTCATCACCGTGGAGGAAGCTAACGGCACGGAGACAGAGGTCAAGGTGGTGGAAGGCATGCAGATCGATCGCGGCTACATCAGCCCGTACTTCATGACCGACGGATCTAACCAAGAGGCGGTACTCGACAACCCGCTCATCCTGATCTACAACAAGACCATCAGCAACATAAAGGAGCTACTGCCTACACTGGAGCAGTCAGCACAGACTGGCAGGCCCCTGCTTATTATAGCAGAAGACGTGGACGGCGAGGCGCTGGCGGCACTGGTCGTGAACAAGATGAACGGCAGGTTGAAGGTTGCGGCAATCAAAGCACCTAGCTTCGGGGATACCAGAAAGGATGTGCTACACGACATCGCCATCCTGACAGGGGCTGAAGTTGTAGGCGAGGAGACGGGACTAAAGCTGGAGTCGGTAACCCTAATGGATCTAGGCGGGGCAGAGAAGATCATTGTAAGGAAAGAGAGCACCACCATCATCGGCGGATTGGGCGACAAGGACGAGATCGGTATCAGGACTGCAGAGATAAAGAACCAGATAGAGAAGGCATCAACAGACCGCGAGAAGAACTCGCTACAGTTCAGGCTCGCAAAACTTTCAGGCGGCGTGGCAGTGCTGTATGTAGGCGCGAGCACAGAGGTTGAGATGAAGGAGAAGAGGGACAGGGTCGACGACGCCCTTTCGGCTACCCGTGCGGCGGTAGAGGAGGGTATCGTTACCGGCGGGGGCGTGGCCTACATCAGGCTGGCACTAGCCCTAGACGGAGTGTTGGGGTCGAACGCGGACGAGTGCACGGGCATGGGCATCGTGCTCAGGGCTCTGGAAGAACCACTAAGACGCATCGTCTCTAACGCAGGAGGAGAAGGCGCCGTGGTGGTGCAGAGGGTGAGGGAGAGCTCCGGATCCTTCGGGTACAACGCCCGCACCGACAAGTACGAGGACCTTCACAAGGCCGGCGTCATAGACCCCGCAAAGGTCACGAGGGTGGCGCTGGAGAACGCAGCATCCGTGGCAGGGATGATACTGATCACAGAGTGTGTGGTGTCAAACACGGCAGAAGACAAACAATAAAAAGTAAAGGCTGGGCGCGACTAAGTGCCCAGTTTTTTTTTGTAACTTTGTTTAAAATCTCTCAGCATGAAAAAAGATATGATCAAAAGAAAGGACGGCAGCATGACCAAGCGCGGGCTGTACGACAACATCCGCAAGAAGCAGGAGGAGAACAAGAAGACAGGCAAGAAGCCTAACAGGCCTACCCCTGAGATGAAGAAGCAGATGAAGAAAATTAAAAATAAATAACCCATATAATTATAACACCATGGATAAGATTTCAAGATTAAAGAAGAAGGAAAACAAGTTAGTCATGAAGGGCAAGACAGCCAAGGCTGAGGGTAAAGAAAAAAAGGCTAACAGGGTACTGGGCAGAGCGGCTAAGGCTGAGGACCGCATGATTAAAACACAGGGGAAGAAGAAGTATGGCTGCTAAGAAATCAGTCAAGCTATCCGTAGGCAGGGGGGAGAAACTCCCTGTCAGCAAGGGCGCTGGCTTGACAGCCAAGGGCAGGGCTAAGTACAACCGGGAGACCGGGTCTAACCTGAAGCCTCCAGCCCCAAACCCGAAGACGGACAAGGACAAGGCTCGTAAGAAGAGCTTCTGTGCTAGGTCTAAGGGATGGAAGGGTGAGCGCGGCAAGGCGGCAAGGAAGCGATGGGAATGTTAACATAAATTTTGTATTCCCCTTGACGTCAGTGTCGTATGTTTGCTGAACTATGATAACAAGCAGACGAAAGATAAAGACGATGAAAGAGGAGCTGGTCATGTGCGCGTGGCTATGCGTCAGCCTGCCATTCTTGGTGCTGATGATCCTTGTCCAGATAATCATGTTATTCTTAAGGATCAAGAAATGAAGGCATCATTCTCCGGGTTTATATCAAGAGGAAAGATGGCAGTCCACGACAAGAAAGGGCTGAGCGACTTCGTGTCCGCCATCGACAACATGGACGTGATACTGACTATCGAGAAGAAGAAGAGGAAGCGGTCACTGAGCCAGAACTCCTACTACTTCTCGGTGGTCGTCCCCATGATCAGGTCTAGGTTTTTAGAGCTAGGTCACGACGTTAACATGAGCGAGACCCACGAGTTCTTGAAGACGAGGTTCAACAAGGTTGACATCATCAACGAGCACACGGGGGAAGTGTTCTCTTTCCCTCGCAGCACATCAGACTTGACGACAGTGGAGTTCATGGCTTACATAGAAAGGGTCCTCCTGTTTGCTTCGGAGACGCTTGAGATCACCATACCATCACCAAACACTCAGACAGAGTTGTTTTAGTATATTTGCACAATGAGTTACATCTCTCAGATAATAAAGACAGAGTACCTGTGGGACAACCGGGTAACGGTAGAGGACAGGTGCAGGGAGCTGGGGATACCAGTGGACGAGGATGATGTAATCGAGGAGTGGAGGGATATCGTGCTTAACGTGAACCTAGTAGCGTTCTTCACGGCAGTGTCTTACATGGACGGTGATGATCAACTCACACTCCCAATGGTCACGATGAACCTTAGCGGGTGCCCATCGTTCTTGATAAACATAGACTACGACGAGTTCGCTGAGCTGCTGAGCGCGGCTATATGCGACAGGGAATCAATGTACAGAAGCACAATTAAATTAAATGAAGACAACAAAGAGCAGGTGGTACAAGGTAATCCTTGACAACCCAAGACCGGAAAACGTCAGCCAGAACAAGTGGCTGAGAGACCTAGCCAAGCAGCACAACGTCACGTTTGGAACCATCGTCAAGGCGCACTACACACACTTCGTAAAGGGCAAGGACGAGCCCGTCAAGTTCGACGCGAGCACGCCCACGTTCAAGGTCCTGCCAAAGAGCGACATAAGAAATAGATCCGTCATCGATATTCAAGGTAACAAGGTCCTGTGCCTGTACGATGTGCACGTCCCATACCATGACGTGAAGGCTCTTCACTGCGCCATCAACGAGGGTGTCAAGAGGAGATGCGACACAATATTCTTAGGTGGTGACATTGTCGACGCGTATGAAATCAGCCGCTTCGAGAAGAGTAAGTACAAGCGTAGCTGGAAGGAAGAGATTCAACTGACAAAGCAGTTCTTTAGCTTTTTGCGGTACAAGTTTCCTAAGGCTAATATCTACTATCTATTTGGAAACCATTGTCTTAGGTATCAGGCTTACATCAAAAAGAACGCCAGCGCCTTGGAAGGTATTGAAGCGTTTGACTTTGAGAACCTGTTCGACTTTGAAAGGTTTGGCATAACATCAATCAACCCGTCAGACTCGGCGAGGTACAGAGGATTAAACCTTGTGCACGGTCACGAGTGGGGCGGTAGCGTCTTCAGCCCTGTGAATGTGGCAAGGGGTCTGTACATGAGAGCCAAGACATCTGCGATGTGCGGCCACTCACACCAGACGTCTGAGCACACCGAGACTGACATGAACGGAAAGATCACCACGTGCTGGAGTGTTGGCTGTTTAAGCGAGCTACGACCAGAGTACTCCAAGTTCGCTAAGTACAACCACGGGTTTGCTATAGTCGAAGGCAGGGGCAAGGACAAGTACCACGTGACGAACTACAGAATACAAGACGGGGACATACTATAACAAAAGAACACAATGACAGAGAGAGATACAATGAACCGCATCCAAGACCTTCTCGATGAGAGGGTCAACCTGCTCGTGAAGATTGAGCTGAACAAGTTTGACAGGAAGGAGTACCACGTGTGGAGGAAGAAACTAATAGATCTCCAGAACGAACTAGAAAGACTTCAATCGTAAACAAACAACATGAGCAAGACAATAGAATCAGTAAAGCAGGACCTAGAATCAAGAGAGCTCAGGGGCTTGCACAAGTACGGCACTACCGTAGACCGGGACGACCTGAATGAATTAGACTGGCTACAGCACGCATACGAAGAGGCGCTAGACCTAGCCGTCTACTTGAAGCGGACGATAGAATTGAAGAAACAATTAAAGACCTCACAGCATGAAAGCAGCGGAACTAAAGAGTTTTAAAGAGAGGTCGCTCGCAAAGCACGAGGAGATCAGGCAGGCTATAAGAGGATTGGAGGAGGAGTTCATCTCTTCTAACTCGCCGTACCGTATTGGTGACAATTACAAGATAGGCGAAAAGAAATCAGGAAAGAAAGTTGTTGACATCTTCGGTTATGTTCAGGGAATAGAGGTTGACTATCAACAACAAAGCACTCCGATGTTAAGGATATTTATACATAGCGTCCAGCCGTCGGATAGGTACATAAAGACATTATATTTACACGTCGACTGACAGGTAGGAATACAGCTACCCGACGGTGGGTGAATAGCCACGGGACAGTAATTACAACGCCCCTGCAGTGATGAAACTCTGTAGGGGCTTTTCTCTTTTAACACTTGTTATGTTTTACCGTCACGGCATGTGTCTATATATTTGCGTCAGTTCTTAGCTACACAGTAGCAACCCAACCAAGGGCAATGCGGGCTCATACCTGCGGAGCAAGGTGACGGTCAGGAAAGACTGGCGACATAGTCAGGTGGCGGAATTGGTAGTTTATCCAATCAAAAGTAAGTGAGGATGAGTAGTTACTTCTATCAATCCTGTCTTGACTACAAAAAATAAAGATATGAAGCAAGTATTAGAAACAATAAAACATGATTTTTTAATGGATCCTCTGTACTACATAACTCTCGCTTTAGCCGGAGTATTAATTTGTGTATTGATTGGAGGTGCTATAACAAGTATAATATAGTCGGGTGGCGGAGGCCCCGGTTAGACGCACTACATCTAGCAATGACCCCTTGGCGCAATGACAATGCTGGTGGGGTAGCTGTTGTGAAATGACAAAGTACAAGTCAAGAAGCAACGTAGATTCTCAGTTAACAACAAGGCTTGGTCACCTTGTGAGAACGCAGGTTCGAGTCCTGCCCCGACTACGATAGCACCACGATGCATCCCGTAAGAACTGCACACTTCAGTGGTCTTGTCTCCACGTAAACGAATAGCCCAAGGCATAAGTTATGGTGGATTACCAAACCAATCCTTAGCGGACGCGCTAAGTGAAGTTTGGGATATAGTTAGGTGATTGAATTGGTTTGTCTTACAAAACTATGCAACTTGCAAAAGAGACTAAGTAAGATCTATTATACTGCTATCTATGTTACTCTTCAGTTAGCAGTAGTAAGGATGATTGTCCATATTGACCATAAGGCTAAGACTACATTGCCCGGACAATGGCATTGGACAGATGGTTATTATGATTATGTTGAATGTTTAAAAAATAAAATCTATGAGTGAACAAGAAAAAATAGAATACATGCAGATTGCATTAGGTATCCAAAAAATAGGTATTGACGAGGCTATGGCTGATAGAATCATTCAGACTTATGAAGGAATTCAAAAACTTGGTGGTGACTTCAGCTTGAAGGATGCTGTCAAGATTGAAATGGATATCCGTGAGAAATATGCTAAAAAATCTTTGGAGGCAGACAATGTGGATAAGAACAGTTAATGGAATAACTTGGATAGAAGTTGAGCAAACTTCACAAGGAATTTGGATACCAAAAATACGGAGGTGACAAATGATTAACCCAAAAGAAAAAGCAGATGAGTTAGTAAAGAAAATGTATAATACAGAGCATTGTGGTATTGAGCATTTTCCAAATAAAAGATATTGTGATTGCACAGAAATGAATTTGTATCAAGCCAAGCAATGTGCGTTAATAGCAGTTGACGAGATTATAGAAGCTAATCCTTATAAGTGGGTTTCTTTTATGAATCAATATACTGAAACTGTACTGACAAGTAATATCCCATATTGGCAAGAAGTTAAACAAGAAATAGAACTAATAAGAGTTGGCAAATGATAACAAAGGAACAGGTACAAGAAAAAATTAAATCCCTAGCGCAATTAGATCCGCACCCGAAAAGGAAAGCCAAGATCAAGCAGCTTAGAGAAGTTGAAATTATAGTGTCCTCCTACAGCGAGTCGCTATTGATACCTCAACTTGAGAGGTTAAGGAAAGAGATACACATCATCAAGTCCGGGATGAAAGAGGCGATTGAAAACATGGGGGATGCTATCCCGCTAAATGTTAGACGCCAGACATACATCGAGGAGATGCAGCTTAGAAAGAAACAGAGACAGGCTCTGTACATCAATTACATCATAACAGGAAAAGGAATAAAATAAATAATTATGAATATCACAAGTAAAGCAGAGTACTACAAGAAGTTAGAAAACTTAAAGAGCTGGAAAGATTTTGCACTGTCTGGCGTAGTAAAGAACGTAGAAGTTGCAAACAAGATCGATGTTGAGATCTTTGAATTTAAAGACAGGTATGATTACTTAGCAAGATAAGCTTTATATTTGCAACAAATACAGCCCACGTCTCGAAGAAGTACGAGCCTTCGAGGGGTGGGCAGGTAAGACTAACCCCTTGCCTTAACCTAACCCCGTGGCTCGTACCTGCGGGGTTTTTTTATTTTACAATCAATGACACAACAGGGCAATATTAGAAAGCGATCATACACTGATAACTATGTGGTTATATCAAACAACATAGCGCAGTGTAAAGACCTTACATGGGAAGAGAAGGGAATGATCTTATTCCTACAGAGCCTCCCTCAGGACTGGAAGATTCATAAATCTAGCCTGCACGAGTTCAGTTCTAGTGGAGACTACAGCACAAGAAACACCTTTAACTCACTGGTAAAGAAGGGTTACATACAGAGCATAAGACTAACAAAAGAGGGTAACAAGTTTGCAGGATGGGAACATATCTTTGATGTTGAAAAGAATTTCAATTTAGATTTATCCACTTGTGGGAAACCCACAAACGGGGAAACCAATATTGGGAAACCTCACACTACAAAAGAAAAAGATACAAAAGAAGAAGATACAAAAGAAGAAGAGGGCGCGAACAAAATTGTAAGTAAAAAGAGGGTGCATGCCGGCCCCTCAACATGTACCCTCGAGGAAGCGATTGAGTACGCCGAGAAGAACGGGTTCAACAAAGAGTTCGCCACCAAGTTCCACGGGTACTATGTCCGGTGCGAGTGGAAGGATAGCCAAGGCAAGGTCGTCAAGAACTGGAAGAACCGAATGAATAGCTGGATGAGCCGGGAGGATAACAGCAGGTACATGACCTCAGCAAACACTGACGTGATAAAGATGAACGGCTTCAGCAAGGACAACAAGACGGGTAAGTACTTCAGGGTCTGGGAGAGGGACGGAAAGACTTACCAGTGTGACAGCGGCGGAACTTTCATGTACGGGGATGACAGGGATAAAATACCATACAACCAATGATAACAATATTCAGCAACATATTCGACAAGACCCCTCACTACATTACAGTGGAGGCGGCGATCACAAGGATTAAGAACGGAAAGAGTAAGGAGAAGATAGAAGAGGTAAGGAGCCAGATCGACAAGGAGAGGGCGAACAGTCTCAAGAAGAACCTGCCAAGCATCTGCTTCAGCGGTAAGTTTACCGACAGGTTGGACAACTGCCTCATAGAACACAGCGGCTATATCGTCCTAGACTTTGATGACATTGATGACGTGGAAGGGTTCAAGACTAACCTGTTCAAGGACGAGTTCATCTACTCGTGCTGGGTGAGCCCGGGAGGTAACGGGGTCAAGGCGTTAGTCAAGGTGGCTAAAGGAGACAGGCACCGCGAACACTTCGCCTCGCTCAAGGAGAAGTACCCTCTAGTCGACAAGAGCGGTGTGAATGTAAGCCGTGTGTGTTATGAATCTTACGACCCAAACATTCTTGTAAGGAGTACCCCGGTAGTGTACACGAAGTACATCGAAGAGGTCAAGGTAAGGTCAGAGGAGCAGGTCACCGACTACTCAATCATATACCAGACGATCATCAAGTGGCTAGCAAACAAGAACGATGCCTTCCGTACCGGAGAAAGGAACAGTTACATCTACAAGCTAGCGTCGGCATGCTGCAGGTTTGGTATCCCGGAAGCTAACGCCGAGTACATGATAGTGGGCAGCTATGCTATAGGCAACTCTAGCTTCAGCGAGAAGGAGTGCGTCTCAGCCATTAAGAGTGCGTATAAATCAACTCAAAATACATTTGCTAGTGCTACCATCCAACACGGGACGTTAGTTGATTCTAAGACCTATAAAGAGGTCGAGATACCGAGGGGTGATGATTTCTACGACCCGAACGTGAAGGCTAAGGACGTGATGTACGGGGAGGACGTGAAGGACAAGGCGATGCAGATATACGACGGGGGAAGGGAGAACGTCATGCAGTGGGGTATCCCCATGCTTGACAAGCACTTCAAGAGGAGGAAGAAGGAGCTGACCCTCCTCAGCGGTATAGGAAACTACGGCAAGGGTTTGTGGTCCAAGTACCTTATGCTCATGAGGTCGATAAAGTTTGGAGAGAAGTGGGCGATCTTTGCCCCGGAGGATAACCCGGCGGAGGAGTTTTACATCGACCTTGTGGAGATGATGCTCGGCGCGGGTATAGACCCGTCCAACCACAGCCGCCCCAGCAGGATGAAGTACGAGTGGGCTTACGACTGGGTCAGCAGGCACTTCTTCTTCCTAGACCCCATAAGCATAACACCGACCCCGGCGTACATAAAGGAAAAGTTCTTGGAACTAATCATCAAGGAGCAGGTGGACGGGTGCGTGATTGACCCGTTCAATCAGCTGTCAAACGACTACAGCAGTACGGGCGGCAGGGATGACAAGTACCTAGAAACATTCCTGAGTGACATGCAGAGGTTCGCCCAGATCAACAACGTGTACATGGATATCGTGGCGCACCCGAAGACTATGAGAAAGGATGGGGCCCAGAACTATCCAATGCCCGACGTGTTTGACCTTGCGGGTGGCGCGATGTGGAACAACAAGGCTGACAACATAATGATATACCACAGGCCTAACCACCAGACGGATCCTAACGATCCCCTTGCAGAGGTTGCGTTTAAGAAGATCAAGAAGCAGAAGATAACGGGCGTGAAGGGGGCGATTCAGATTGAATACGACTTCAAGATAAGGAGGTTCTTGTTCGAAGGTAAGGACGAGATGCAGGTAGCGATCGATCAAAAATTTACACCGGTTCAGCAGAGTATAAACACCGCAGTGAAATCAAACAATAATTTTTTAAAGACATACAAAGATGACTATGAACAGCCAGAGTATCCAAACGAGCCAGCCCCATTCTAAAACAGAGGCCAAGCGCCGTGCGCGTAGATCTGATGACCAGCCACTAACAAGGCTGTGCAGCAGGTGCGGTAACAGGAAAGACATAATGGCCTACAGGAAGAACGGGAATGTTTGTTATAAGTGCAGGTCCAAGACTGTCTTCAACAAGGAGGCTGCTAAGATTGATGAGTGCGCCAAGGGTGTAAGAAAGTACCCGTACTTTGTGACGGTAATGCACGGCAACTTTGAGGAGTTTAACTTCTGTATCGTGTCGAGCAAAGGTTTTAACGAGAAGGACATGGAGGGGGCTATCAAGGATTCCGTCAGGGAAGTATTCGGGACCTGTGATGTCACCATAAGCAAGGCTTCTATGTGGGAGGTTGACAAGATGTTTGACGACTCGGACGTGGTCACTGCTTACACAAGACATGCTGGAATCATCGAGTCGTTGATCACCAGCTACCTTCGGGTCGCTAAGGACAAGATGCCTAAAAACTAAAATATGTTAAAGGATAAAATCAGAAATATTGTTTTGTATGTTTGTAAAAAAAAGAACATGAATAATTTTGTCGTTTGCGACACGTCAATTAATGATGAGCCTGTTAAGGTTAAGTTCACGCTACTGTCTTCTAACAACAGAGAGATGTCCGAGACGAAGCATTCCCTGAAGTACGAAAACATACAGGACAGGGTCGAGTATTCCCCCGACATGATCGACAGCATGCGAATGCTTAACGAGGCTTTAGAGTTAGACATTCAGGGCTTGAACCATTCTATGAAGTTCAAGGACGAAACCATTAAGCACCTTCAAGAAAGGAACGAAGCTCTTGAGGGTATGTTTGATACACACATAGACTTCTATCACTCCAAGTTTATCCAGATGTTTTTATGGAACGCGGTAGTAACAGCTGCAATGGTTGCTACTATAATATACATCGCTTCATGAAACCGATAGGTGACGTACTCATAGTAAGACAACACAAGGACGAGGACTACAACAAGTGGTCGGTGATCGTCCCCAACCTTTCCGAGAAGAACAGGTTGTCTGGCGAGGTTGTGTACGCGGGGGATAAGGCGCAGAGTAAACCCGGTGACACTGTTGTGTTTAACCAGTGGGCTTTCTCTAAGCTAGACAAGGATGGTGATAAACTCCTCATAATGAAGGAGACGAACGTAGGGATAATTTTAAAACAAATACAAAATGATTGAAAAAGGTGTTATTACTCACATCGGCTCAGTGGAGCAGGTGAGTGAAAAGTTAACGAAGTTGTTATTCGTTATCGAGAAACAAGACGGAAACTACAAGAAGAACATCGCGTTCGAGCTTATCAACAACGCTGTTGGGCAACTCGATGGCGTGGGTGTTGGCTCGGAGGTTGAGGTAAAGGCAGACGTAAGCAGCCGAGAATACAACGGCAGGTGGTACACTCAGGCTAAGGCTTGGGCGGTAAACGTGATGAGCGCTGTCTCGAACGGGGACCAAGCCGAGTCAGTTCCTGCAGATGACGACCTTCCGTTTTAATAACTCAGCAGGTAGCTAGATAACAACAAGTAATCAAATGGAAAACAATCCAACAAGCCCAATGACACTCGGGGAGTCGAGATGTCATATCAACTTCAATCCATCATCAGATGATAAGATTGGAACCTTCAAGCGTATGATGGCGAATGCTATTGACTACTGCAACAACGAGCTGCAAAGCACGGCGGATGGTGAGGCTAAGCGTTGCTTTAGCATCGCAATGACAGAGTTAGAAACTGCGCAGATGTATGCGGTAAAGGGCATTGCCAAGGGTCTAAAGAAATGAGGTACTTTCAAAAAAAAACTATTCAAGCTATGGAGGCTTGGCATCCCGACTATGACATGACAAATGTTAGTGTATCGGTTGAAGATAGTATTGCGAACAGTCCTAAAGTTGGAGATTTTATTGCAACTAATTCAAGCAATCCTAATGACAAATGGTTAGTTGCCAAGGATTTTTTAAAGGAAAACTATATCGAGGTGAGTACATCTTCAAATGAACTAACATTCGGTCAAGCTATTGTGGCTGCTAAATTAGGAAAGAAAGTAGCTCGTGCGGGGTGGAATGGTTCAGGAATGTATGCGTACATTGTACCTGCCAATAGTTATCCCGCGCAGACTGAAGCCGCAAGACAAACCTTTGGTGATATGGTTCCTTACCGCGCATATTGGGCGTTGAAAACTGCTCAGAATGATGTAGCGACTTGGGCCCCAAGTGGAAGTGATTCTCTTGCAGAAGATTGGATGGTAATAGATTAATATGCGATTAACAGTTAACCATAGCAAGGACTGGTTGGCTCGGCACAGTAAGGGGCGAGGTTTATTCCTTTCCCCTTATTCTTTTGTAATAAACTACAAACTTGAATACCTCTGTACGGAAGTGTCTTACTATATCTGGAAGGAAGAGTTCAGGAGTTATATAGGCGATAATTGAAAGAGAAGAAATGTAAGGTGTGTGGCAAAGGATTCGCGCCATTTAGATCCACGCAGCGAGTCTGCAGTGTGGAGTGTTCTGTCGTTGACGCGAAGGCTAAGTCTTGGCAGAAGGAGAAGAAGGTCAGGAAAGAGAATATGATCACGGCGTCCCAGTGGAGGAAGATGCTGCAGTCGTCGGTGAATGCGTATGTCAGAGCAAGGGACGAGGGGAGGCTGTGCATAAGCTGCAACAGACAACTGAAGGGGAAGTACGACGCGGGTCACTACTACAGTGTGGGGTCTTACCCTAACCTGAGGTACGACGAGATGAATATATGGGGGCAGTGCGTTCACTGTAACCAGCACCTTCACGGCAACCTTATAGAGTACAGGACCAACCTCTTGCAGAGGATAGGAGAAGACGGGCTAGCTAGATTAGACTCGCTGAAGAATGAGCCGCTAAAGCTCACCGTTCCTGAAATAAAAGATTTAATTGAGGTTTACAAAAAAAAGATAAGGGAGTTGAAAAAGTAACTCGGTATATTTGCACTAGGTTCGTTCACTTCTTATTGTTTTGTTTTTGTTTATTGGCAAGACCCCTGCACAAGAGCGGGGGTTTTGTTTTATATTTGCCTCATGCAAATTACAAAACAACAACTGTCAAGCATGGTAATGCGTGAGGGTAGGGTGCTTGTTAAAATGTCTTACGTTGTCAAGGATCACCTTGACTTTAGCGGTACAAAAGTAAAGCTGGTAGCCAAGGCGTCCACCACCCAATATGATTTAGGTTGTAGGTACGGCGAGGTTATCAAGACTCCAGACAAGGCTGACATACCTTACCTGAACTATTCATTTAAAAGCGAAGTTGAGATAGAGCCCGGAGACATTGTATGGTGGAGTCAGCTAGCTATAGGAAGGATCATCAGATCAAAAGACAAGGAACTTATTCACTTCACCTGTGAGGGTGATGACTACTACGAAATCCACTACAACGAACTTATCTTAAGGAAGAGGGGAGATTCTTACATGGGTCTCAACGACAGGGTCATAGCCAAGCCGATTATGCCGGAGGCTCACCACATGTTTGACCTGTCTTCTACATCTTTAGGTAGCCCAGTGAAGGATAAGTTTGACTTGGTTTACACCCCATCATTTAAGGGTTCTTACGACAACGGCAGGAACATTAACTTGTGTGAGGTAAACCAGAGGGTTCTCGTGTCACAGAGTGGGAACATGGTGGGTCCGTTAGAGGATGAGTCCAACAGGTACTTTGAACACGAGCTGGTCTACTTCCGATCGGCAGATATAAGCGCAATATATGAAGAAGAATTACGGTAATATAAGGTACCCTATACACAAGCTAGATGAGACAGAGGACGTGGTTCAGGCTTTTCCTGACCTGTCATCTGTAGGTATATTTAGCGAAACGTCACACCCTTTCATAGTAACGGTCTATGACGAAAGTGGATCAGCTTACAGGCAGACACTCGACGTTGACCTTGGCGGCTTAGACAACAACTTCGTGATGAAGTACATTATACTTATGTACTCACCCGGAAGTCCTGCCATAGAAAAGTATCCGCAGATAGGGAAGAGGAAGACTTGGGTGCTGTCCGAGTTAGGCGTGATGCCTGATGAAGAAAACAAGTACGCCTCAGAGTACGATGACCTGTTACTTAATCAGAACAGGCTTATCCTCAAGAAGACTGCTGTGTTCTTAACGCTTCAGCAGCCGGCAGACTGGGCCATCATGCTCAAGAGTTCGGAGGATCTTCAGGAGGTGTTAGGTACCCCGATGCCGGAGGATCCGACAAAGCAGGTCCAGAGAATTAAAGCTGTCGAGTTGCTTCGTCAGGCCATATCGGACTCAAGGTCTAGGCTTATGGACCTAGAGACGAGTAAGAGTTTAGAGGCGGAGATAGACGAGTTCATGGCTTACACCACGCTCGGTATAAGACCAGAAGAGTTTGTGATGATGGGTATAAAGCCTGTCCCGCCAAGCAAGGCCAAGAGCTCGCCTGTGTTTAAAAATGTAAGGAACTAATGTCTAAGTACCACGATAAATACAAGAGAGAGCAGCAGTATATAATGTACAATCTGGACGACCCTGACTTGGGCGGAGATAACGCCATCAAGGTTGAGCTGCCTACTCTTGAATCCTTCTATGACATGCCTTGGGATGAGGCGGTCAAGTTAGTGGACGGGTACGGGCTAGACCCTAAGGATCAGAAGTTTGACACATACAGGGACGCGGGGTACTTTAGCCTTCCGCCAAAGTTAAAGAGTATAGAAGAGCATGTAAGAAGGAAGAAGAAACTCAAGCCGAAGGATAAGCTGTTTGCTGAAGACTTCTTGGAAGACGTGGAGTCCGACCCTGTGTATTACAGGGAGGAGATAGAGTACATACAGCGCACTAGGAACAGATCCGTTAGCGGGTACTGGTGCTTCATAAAAGGCAGGCCCACCTACATAGACGGGTGGCATTATACCTACCTGAACTTTACACCTATAGATAACGATAACAGGAAAGACAGGATGCCTGACTACAGGGACGTGGACAGGAGGATCGTCTTGTTTTATCGATGGGCCTACACCACCACGTCCTCAAAGTTCAAGTACGTCTTGACTTACAACAAGGACGGCAGGGTAAAGAAGAAGTACTTCAACAACAAGAACACGATATCTCAGTTTATCAAATTTGAAAAGCTGGGTGATTACTTTGTCGAAGACGAGGGGTATGACATAGACTTGGGTTACAGGACAGTGTTCGGCGTCGTGTTCCCTAAGCGCCGACGTGTAGGTGCCACGTTCCTTAGTGCCCACATCGGCATGCGTATAGCCGTGGACAACAGCATGGGCACGTTTGCGATTCAGGCGTTGACAGAGGACACAGCTATCGAGGACGTCTACCAGAAGAAGGTGCTAGCCTCTTGGAGGCACTACCCGTTCTTCTTAAAACCCTGCGCCTCACCAGCCGACACCAACGCGCTTGTCTTTACAAAGAAGGATCAGGTCGCGTTCGCTAACGACGTGGTGGAACACGGCGGGTGGATCAGGCCAAGGTCTTCAGCCAACAAGGCATTCGACGGTAACAAGCTGTTTGCTTACCTGAATGATGAGTCTGGAAAGAAGACGAGCGGCAACGTACTGCACGAGTTCACTGACACTATACGAAACGCCCTAGCTCAGGGTCAGAACATACACGGGTTTGCCATGTACACCTCAACCTTTGGAGAGTTCGAGAGCGGTGGAGGTAAGGAATACTTCGACCTGTGCGTGAAGTCATATGCACACAAGCGTAACGACAACGGTATCACAGCTTCTGGTCTGGTCACCTTGTTCATACCAGCGTATGACGGTTATGACGGGAGGGTCGACCAGTACGGTGAATCTATAATAGAAGACCCTGTCGAGGCTTACATTAACCTAACAGGTGAACTCTGCGAGGAGGGTGCCAAGACTACCCTCATGAAGACGAGGTCTTACCTTGAGGAAATCAAGGACTGGAATGGTTTGAACAACGAGGTAAGGAACAACCCGTTCACTCTCCGAGAGGCGGGCAAGAAGGGTAACAGGTCTAACTTCTGGGATGTTAGTATAAACAGGACAAGGATAAGTGAGCTTAAGTTTGGAGAGAACAAAGTGCTCGACGTTAATTTCGAGTGGACGAATGGGAAGTGGTCACCGGTAAGGATTGTCGACGGAACGCCTGAGCGCCCCGGTAAGTGGAAGGTTAGCTTAAGGCCCGCCCCGCAGTACGTTAACAGGTTCAGCTGGGATGCTAGGATAGATAGTTACACCCCGGACCCAGACACTGTAGGTAAGTATATCCTTGGGACCGACCCCTTCAGCTACGACAACAAGGACGTGGTAGGTAAGAAGAAGTCTAACGGTGGTGGCGCCATGTACATGCCGCACGATCCGATGATCGACACCCCGGACAAGTCACCTTCAGATTACGTGACAGGCGACTTTATTGCGACATACAACAACAGGGTTGAGACCACCGACGAGTACTGTGAAGACATGCTCCTAGCCGCCGTCTATTGCGGGGCCTTGGTCTTTACCGAAAGGAACGTGGACCATATTATAAAGTACTTCAGGAACAACCACGCATCAGCGTACCTGCTCCACCAGATAGATCCGCTGACCGGAAGGATAGAGCCGGTGCCGGGGGTGAGGACAGGGACAGGGGTTCACGAGAAGATATTTGCCAAGTACGGGGACTACGTGAAGACAGTCGGTCACAGGGCTAGGCACATAGAGATACTTGAAGAGATTGATGGGGTTCAGAGTTTTAACGACATGACCAACTATGACCTCTTTGCTGCGGGAGGGATGGCCCTGCTCGGGGCTGAGAGCAAGCACACTGAGATTATTAAGTCCAACAATACCAGCAATGATATAAGCGGCTTTATTGATCTATACGATTAATCACTAATATAATCAAACATTTGTTTATTTTTGTAGTCTGAAGATAATTCTTAATTTTGCGCTAATTGTAATTGAATGATACCATTTGATAAAATCACACCGTTCCCGCAGGACGACCTGTCGTCCGAAAAGAAGAAGGAGTCCTTTTACGGAGTCTCTGCAGCGAGAGCAATATACGGAAGATGGTATAGCGCCCCGATACCATATGGTTCGGGCGGAACTGTTTACGGTAACCTCGGGTACTTTAACATGCTCAAGAGTTACGCCGAAGGAAGACAGAGCACACTCAAGTACAAGAAGCTGTACAGGGGAGAGAACGTAAGAGATAGCGCCTCGGGCTCAAAAGGTTTTAACGAGAACGCTAGGAAGGGTTACAACAATATCGGGTTCGACCAGAACAGTATCGTGAGCTCTGCACCTTTATTGATAAGTGTTATCAAGGGCTTGCTTACCCAGAGTGATTATAAGGTAGTAGTGTCGTCAACTAGCAAGTCTGACGTAGCACTAAAGAGTAAGATCAAGTGGAAGATGTACGTCGACTCAAAGATCGTAAACCCACTCAAGGAGGAGTTAGGCATACCTTACTCGAAGCCTGACTGGGAGCCTCAGACTGTTCCAGAGCTAGAGCTTTATGAGAAGTATCACGGAATCAGGCTGCCTTTGGAAATCGGCATGAGCATGATAGGCGAGCACGGTTTCGATGTATCAGACTGGAACAAGGTTAGGGACAAGATGATTGACTCAGCCTTGCAGACCTCATTTATATGCGGAAGGGTTGTGACTAACGCGGACGGCAGCGTCGGCATGAAGTACATTAACCCGGCCATGTACATAACAGTGTGGGACGATGACAACCCTGAGCTAGACCCGCCATTCGCTGGTCATATTATGAGGGTTCCTATCCATGTCATAAAGCAGAAGATGCCAGAGTTGACAGACAAGGAACTCCAGAGCTTGGCTAGAATGTATGCCAACTCTAACAACGTGAGTGACCCCACAAACTATCAGTGGACTGCACGCGACCCTGTTACACAGAGGTACACATGGTACGACTTCTTAGTCGACGTGCTTCATTTTGAGTACAAGACAGATGACGTAACTTTCTATGTAGGCCGTAACGCCACGAACGGTAACTTCGTTTACAAGCAGGAGGACAGGGTAAAGAAGAAGTACGCTGACGGAAGACAGAGGAAGACGGATAAGTATTACAAGAATAATATATACGAAGGGTGCTGGATCATAGGATCTAATCACGTCTACGACTACGACCTTCAAAAGAATATGATAAAGAACCCTGACGGTTCTTGCGCCCTAAGCTACTTCAGTGAAAGGATAGCCGGCAAGGCTATAGTGGAGAGATGGCAGAGCTTGTTGGATGATCAGCAGATTGCTACATTAAAGTTGAGGGCTGCTATTCTTGCTGCCGCTCCAAAGGGTCTAGCTATCGACGTCGGCTTGTTAGCTAACATGGACTTGGGGCTTGGAAAGGTGAGCGCTATGGAGATAGCTCGAATCAGAAGAGAGACCGGTAACCAGTTCTACGCTACTCGACTAGAGGTTGGGCAGAAGTACTCTGGAGCTAACGCTATGATGGAGCTTGAGAATGGTGTCGGTAGACAGCTTGACGAGTGGATCAGCTATCAGATGTTTATCGAGAATCAGTTAAAGCGTATTGCTGGTATAACCGACATGGCTTCAGCAAGTCCGGGGTCTTCTCCAGAGAAGCTAGTCGGCATGGGCCAGATGGAGTTGGACAGCACGAACAACGCGCTCCACAACATACGCCAAGCTATTATAAGAATTAAAGAGAAGGCTGCAAGGAAGATGATCCAGAAGGTTCGAGTGAACATAGAAGGGGACGCTACTTGCGCTAAGTATTATGAAGGGTACCTAGGAGAAGTTTATTACAACGCTGTAAAGAACATCAAGGATATTACTTTGAACTCTATAGGTATTAAGATGAAGGCTACCACTACAGCGCAGAGAAAGGCTTACATAATGAGTCTGCTCGAGGCTAGCTTGGCGGCAGGTAGAAACGGCCAGAAGGGTATAACAACCGCAGACGCTATGTATGTAGAGAAGACCTTGGAGGACGGCAACGATGAGTTAGCGGCTTGGTACCTAGCATTGGCTGAAGAGCGTGCAGAGAGAAAGATCCAAGAGAATCAGGAACGTATGTCGGCAATTAACGCTGACAATAACATGAGAGCGGCACAAGCTGCCGAGCAGACACGCATGCAGTATGAGCAGATATTGAGTCAGTTGAAGACTACCGAGGACGGGCAGAAGATTGCCAACCAACTCGAGGCAGACCTACTCAAGATCGAGGCTAAGAAGAATGCTGACTACGAGCTGATGACTTTAGAGGGTCAGCTTCAGTCCTCTCAGGGTAAGGAGATATCAGGAAAGATAAGAATATAAAACAAATAACAAGTAATGGATACAAACAACATCCCGGCAGATTTTGCTTTTGGGTTCTCTCAGAGTAACCCGAACGCGAGCAATGATGACATGGTAGCTGCGTGGCAGCAAAAAAATCCTACACCGGATCCTACACCGGATCCTATTAACGAAGGTGTTGACCCGGCGGCTAACGCAGGTGATCCGCCTGCTGACGGATCGGCAGACCCTCAGGCAAATCCAGCTCCGGCTTATGACTTCTCAAAGTTTGGGCTTCAGAACGAGGATGAGCTGACAGGGATCCTTGGTGATTACAAGAGGCTTAAGGAAGAGTCGAAGGTTATGGATTATGTAAAGAACCCGTTCGCTAACGACACGATTAAGCAGATCAATAACTTCAGCAAGTCTACAGGGATCAACGACCTTAACTTGGCAACGACTGTCATCAACACGTCTGACGACGACTTGAAGGCAAACCCGGTCAAGGCAATCGCTATAGAGATGTTGCTGTCTAACCCGAAGCTGGCTAGTGTAGGTCTCGACGAGATCATGGAAGGTGTTGCTCAGAAGTACAACGTCGACATGGACTACATAGGTCGTGACGGGTACAAGTTACCGCCCCTATTAAAGATGGACGCTACCAGCGCCATAGAGTCGCTAGAAAAAAAACGTAGCGAGTTTATGGGTGGTGATGATTATTTTGTAAATTTGCAAACGCAAGCTGCTAAGAATGAGAGCGCAAGGCAGGAGCACATGACTAAATGGGAACAATCAATCCCAGAAGTCAAGGCACCTCTAAAGGCATTAACTCACTCTGTTGATACGGGAATAGATGAGCTTGGTCAGATTCAATTTAGCGTCGCGGTTAGCGAGCAGGAAGTGGACGAGGCTGTGAAATCCCTAAAGAGCTTGGGTGTTTTGGAAGGATTGAATCCCGATAAAGAAGGGATAGCGTCTGTAAGACAAGCGGTAGAGTTCAACTTGCGGTTAGCAAAGATGGACGACATCATCCGCGAATCTGTAAAGGCAGTTGCAGGTAAACTACAAGAGAAGATTGTCAAGGACAACCTCAACATAGGACCGGTCACTCCTCAAAGAATCACCCCAGCCCCTCAGTCAGGTAAGGTTATTAGCCCAGCTGAACAGGCTCTAGATACGTTTAGAGGCGGCGGCAGATAAAAAATTAAACCATTATGAATCCAAATTCAGTTAATCCAAATACTCCGGGTTACGCGCAGTCGAGCATCCTAGCGGTGTCTGACTTTGTACGTCCGGATTTCCAGACTAAGCTGTTCAAGCAGTACGGTCAGTTCATGGACGAACTCTTGCTGCTTAAGCGCATGCAGGCTACCCGTCCTATTCGCAACGCATCAGGCGGTTTCCACTTTGAAGAAGATTACTACGATAACTTCATCGAGGTGAAGGCTGATGCTGGTACTGCTACAACTACTCTTGAGTTCACTATTGCGAACTCACAGATCGAGACAGTTGGATCGGTGCGCACAGTGTATGTTAATGTTGGGGACCTTATCTACGATCCGATCGCTATGATCCGTGGTCAGGTTATTGACGTTGACATCCCGCCTTCTGGTGACATTACTGTTACGGCTAAGTCTCTCCGTGGCGAGACATGGACTGTGCCAACAGCAGGTGACAAGTACGGTATCTACTCTAACGCATACGACGAGAACACAGACCAGCCTGATGCTAAGTCAAGCTACTGGGAGAAGTTCTCATTCAAGTTGCAGACTTTGAAGACTTCTGCCTTGATTACAGGTAACGCGTCTATCGACCAGCTCTTCCCTGAGACTGACGAGGCGGGTAACTTCGTAGGTAACTGGGGTGGTGTTCAGCGTACACAGGCTGAGTTCCGTCACTTGAAGTCAACCATCGGTCAGTTGATCCTTGGTTTGGAGTCTAACCAGTCAGGTGTGTCTCAGACTACACACGGTATGATGGACCGCTTCTTGAACCGTGCACAGACAGTTCAGAGCAACGGTATGTCTAACCCAATCGGTACACTAGAAGACCTTATCGATGTTCTTAAGCCTGTAAATGCTGAGAACAACTACATGGGTTGGTTGTGCCGCGAGGTTAACCGCCCGCTTCAGAACGCTTTGTTGACAGAGTTCCAGAACGCTAACATCTCTGCAGTGCGTCGTCAGTCTGCTGAAATTATCTTCGGCGAGGGCGAGGCTTCTGAGAACATGTACGCGACATTCGATTTTGAATGCATGGTTAAGGAAGGTATGACGTTCAACCTACGTGCGTTTGACTTATCTTATGACCCAAAGGTATTTGGTCTAGGTGGCGCTAACAACCAGTTTGTTAACACAGCTTACTTCTTGCCAGCAGGTACAGGGTATGACGCTCAGGGTGCATCACGCCGCCACATGGAATTGGCTTACGGTGTCAACGGTGACAACGGTCAGGATCGTATGATGAAGATTTGGGAGACTGGTGCTAACGCTCCTGTTCCAACGAACGCGATCGATAACCGAGTAACTCACTACTTGACTCACTTCGGTATCCAGTTCTTCTCACTTAAGCAGTGTGCTATCATCTACAATGAGGACTTGATCCCATCGTAAGTTGAATACATAGAATAAAAAGAGGGCGGCAGTGTGTCGCCCTTTTTTATTATATTTGCGACATAAATAATTACAAACATGATTTTTATTGACGGAGAAAGACAGACAGATTTCCGAAAGGAAAGAGAAATCTTGAAGGGTGTATTCCCTAACAGCTTTGATGTTGCAAATCCAGCACCTATTGTAGTACACAGGAAGTCTGGTTCTTACGAGACAGCTACATTGTACAAGCCAGCAGTCACAGATGTCCCTATGGGTCAGCGTGTTGTCATGCCGCCGCCTACGGTTTTCAGTGTAACCGGAAGGATGAGGATGGAGGACAACATCATGCACCAGTGGAACTACAGCGAGCTATTCCCTCAGAGTAATGACGGAGCGCCAGTGTTCAAACAGAAGGGTGTTCACGTTCACCACGGGATGACGATCGATCCGGATCGTGACTTCGAGAAGTTGGTTTACCTTTGGTTCTACTCTAAAGGTTTTACAAACAACTACAGAGGTAACAACTTTGCATTCTATGAGTTTGTGATACCAGCACAGCAGGCTAAGATTCGTATCGAAAGCGTGAAGGTTCTTCACAAGTACATGAGCGAGTTGCTGGTGGAAGATACCAGAATGAGCTACGACAAGATGAAGAGCATCATGACCATGCTTAACATTAAAGGCAACGGTGTAGAGGAAGAGGAAAGGACTCAGCTTTACGACATGATTATTGCTAACAAGGGACAGTTCGCTTCTCGTTACGACCAAGCAAAGGAAAACGCTGAGGCTATGGAAAGTAAGACAGGAGAGTCTGCTAGCAGCGTGAGTGTCTTGATTAAGCAGTTGATCAAGGACTTAGTTCTTGTTGAGAAGGACGGCATGTGGGTTGTAAACAACAAGGAAGGGGCAGAGAAGAGAATCATCACGCAGGTGAAGGGTTCGAAGAAGGCGGACAAGGAAAACAACCTCATCAAGTACATGGCTGTAAGCCCTGAAGACTTGGAGTACCTTGAGACCCTATAACATATAGAAACTATTTAATCTTCAAAAGCGCTCAAGTGGGCGCTTTTGTTTATTTTTGTAACATGATAATCAGCAGCGTATCTGATCTAAAGCTGGTGGCTAGGTCCGCCACTAACCGTATTGTTTTTTACGACAGTAACGACCGTCCTATAGTGGGCATCAAGGTTACTGATCAGGTTCAGGTGAGCTACACGGACAGCCAGCTGGTAATAATCAACAACGCGGATCAGGTGTACAGGTTCACGATCTACGCTCTGTACGACATAGACGGGAAAGGTTTTACCCCTATCGATAATGACAGCTATTCTATAGAAGATTACCAGCAGAAGTTACAGGAGGCGTTCGAATGGCTACAGACCGTAGTGCTTGTAAGCTGTTGCGACGGCGGGGATAGCCCCTTAGAGCTCAGGTTCTATCCGGACCTAGCGTCATTTCCAGTTCCGGGTACCTCTGGTTTGCTATACATAGACGAGGCCGCTAACACTATATACAGGTGGGATGCTCCCAACTATGTGAGTCTTGGTAATAGCTCTGGAGGCGGGATCAAGTATGGTGTTGCCTCAGGAACAAACACTTACACTGTTACTATCACAGGTGTTTCGTCGTACACAGACGGGGATACTTACGTTGTTAAGTTCACCAACGGGAATGATGACGATTCTACTATAGATATTAACGGGCTTGGCCCCAAGACCTTGGTTAAAAAAGTTAACACACAGGTTACAGGTGGCGATATAGTGTCTGGTCAGGACCTTATAATCATATACGACGGGACTAACTTTCAGTGTATAGGTATAGCCCCTAACCAGTTCTTTGCTTACGTCACTAACGATGACTCTGTAACAATCAGCAAGGGTCAGCCTGTTTACGCCTTCGGGGCAGCAGGCAACAGGATGAGTGTTAAGTTAGCTTCTAATACTGGAGATGCTACGTCAGCGCAAACCGTTGGGGTAGTATTCAGTTCGAGTATTGCTGCTGGTCAAACGGGATTTGTAATAACCCAAGGTGTGATATCCGGTTTAAATACCGCAGCATATTCCCCGGGGGATCAGCTGTACCTTGGCGCGACAGCCGGGACTCTCACCAACGTGAAGCCATATGCCCCGAATCACTTGGTGTATATAGGAATAGTTGAGAGGGCTAACGCAGGCAACGGTCAGATCTATATCAAGCCGCAAAATGGTTATGAGTTAGACGAGCTTCACGATGTTGATTTAATAACAACCCCGCCTACAGATAAAGAAGTCCTGACATACAACAGCTCGACAGGGCTTTGGGAGAACAAGCCTATCCCGACCCTAGACTTAACTGTACTCAACGCAACCACGGCAAACCAAAGGGAAAATAACTGGGCTCCGTCGGGATGGCCGGGAACAGATATAGTTAAGGTTATTGATATTACAGTAACTCACGTTGATAAGGTGCTTATCATATCAGGGCTCAGTAACCCTTCTGCCGGAAGGATTGTCACATTAAGAAATAGCAGTGTTAACCAACTGATTATTCTAGAGCAAAGAGGAAGCGCCTCTACTGCAGCCAATAGATTCAACTTCACAGGTAATGGAGCGTACTTCCTACTACCTGAAAGATCAGTAACACTTCTGTATGATGGAACTTATTGGAACCAATTATCTAGCACGGGTATTTATGGAGGCTTGGATTCCTTTGATGATTTCACAAACATAACCCCTAACTACGCTACAACTAGCAGTAACCTTTATCACTTCCTTTTAAGCGGAACAGGATCAGGTGTTAGATCTGAAGGTGTGTCAGGTATTTACGGAACAATTGCAATTTCTACAGGAACAACAACTACCGGTAACGTGAGAGGTTCTGTAGACTTTAGAAGAGGAGCAGGCTTCTTGGGAGGAACCGTTTACAGGCCCGGTGTTGTACTTAATAAAGTTCTGACGCCCGTGCTTCCTGCGGTCGGTAATGATTACTACTTCCAGTGCGGACTCAACGGAGCTACACCTACAGCTACGGCAGGTACTGCAGGATTTGGTTTTAATTGGCAGGTTCCAACGATAGCAAGCGGCGTGACCAATTGGCAGACCGTCAACTCCAACACTATAGGAACCATAGTAAACACAACAACGTCAGGGCTTGCTCTTACAACGAGCGCTTTTGTTTGGTTAGGGATATTTTTAACAGGTGTTCATGGAGAGGCTGTTTACTTTTATAGCACCAATGGACAAGACTACGTTGTAGACAACAGGTTCTTAAGAACGACGGGTAACTATCTAGGAACTCCTTACATAAGCGTTGTGAAAACAACAGGTACTACAGCAAGAGACGTTCAGATGGACTTCTCAGGACTATCATTTAATTCCTCAGTAAGATAATGCTATACTACAAACTAACAGGTATGTTTAAAGATTCTTCTGATAAACCACAGGAGATGCACATTATAGAAAAGTGTCAGGAAGAATTGATTTCTACCAGACCAGACGAAATGAAAGAAGTTATAAGGATTCAGTTTAAGAAATTAAATAACGGAGTGGTGCCGGAGATAACTTACGACTACCAGTTAATCACACTGACTGAGTTTAATAAGCACGTGATCGAAGACAACTTCGAGTACGTGGAGATACCTGTCGATGAAGCCGGCAGGATAATGGATGAAGAAATTAAATAAATACTAATATGATAACAGCAGAACAACTCGGCATCCCGCAGGTTTTATTTGACGCCTGCATAGACAAGGTAATAAAAATAAAACAGGTCCACAAGGCAACCCCTCTCCGTACATCTGAGACGGTAACTAACAAGTTGCCTCACCCTTTGTATCCCGGAAGGTTTATAACAAAGAGGCAGGTTGTCGAAGGTATCAGTCTTCGCTACTACAAGAAGAATGAATTGTTTGGTGCAGGGCTACTCAACTTTATCGCTTATCGAACAAGAGAGGGGTACGTGTACTCGGAGGACAAGTCTACGCAAGAAGTGTTCGTGTTCACTAGCTCGCAGGGCAAGGAGTTTGTTGTGCAGTTGGAAGGAGGTAAGGTCTTAACCTTTGATTCCGCAGGAAAAGAGACGTCCAAGGTTTACTCTATAAAGATAACTAATTCATTTACTCGTGAGGTCACGTACCTTACGCGCGAGGTTACCGTTGAGCAGATGGCTTCGGAGTTAAATATTTCACTAGAGCTAGCAACAGAGATAATTAACGCTCACCAAGATTCCGGCGCATGGGTCTGGGAAGCATCAACTATCGCTACAAGCAATCACCTAGCTAACGCGTTCTCTACATTGTCTTTGAATGATGGTGTGGTTAGTGGAAACTTTTACGTGAACGGTAAGGACTTCAGAGAGTTCGAGCCATTCGGTAGTATTGTATTCCCGTTTGGGAAGGCAGGTCAAGACTTCTGCGTGGACTGGGTGCTTTACAATGAGCACGTAGACCTGACGCCGGACTGGGTTTCAGAAGGAAACTTTGGTGAGGGAGCAAGGGTACGCATAGCAGAAAAGGAAGACGCTAAGGCGTTTACAGTAAACGTGGCAGAGACAGACGGTGAGCCGTCCTATGATGCGGAAACCCACACGTTCTACTACAACCCTAGCAAGCAGAGCCTGCTAGCTATAGTGCCGACCTTGTTGCCGGCTCAAGGAAAGAACGACGACTACGAGTGTTTGATAGACTTGAAGACAGGTGCGGTGTACTACTCACGATTTGAGGCTATGGCCAACGCTGAATAGTTTTACTTATTTGTAATGATATAATATTAGAAGCCATTAGTTTGAACTATTGGCTTTCTTTTTTACTATTTTTGTACAAAATATAATGAGATGCCACTAACACCTAATGTGTATCTAGAGTTCGATATTGAAAATAAGCGAGCTAGAGTAATCGACAACACTAACTACGCTGACAATGATATAGTCTTGGCTAGCCAGAACGCTAAAGGACTTGGTGTTGTGACCGGCCCTACTGGTGTCGCTATCATAAGCGCTAATACTGTTGGGAATCCGCTAGTTAACCTAGCCGTGTCTACCAATGGACAGTATTTCAACCTTCCGCTAGACGCTAACGGGGAAGTTCTTAACGGAACATACGCGTTCACGTATGCTGTACGCTATGCAGGCACCGGTTCTATTGATACGATCACTGCCCCTAGCACAGCCCAGTTAGAGTTTGCTAACGCAGGAGCTGTCTTGCAAGACGGTGACCCGATAGTATTCACTGGTAATGCAAACGTCAACAACAACGGGACGTTCACTATTGCCACTGCAACATACAACCTCGGTCTTGACACGACGACCATTACGGTTGATCAGACCACTCTCGTGAACGCAAGCCCTGCAACAGGTAGTTTTTCGTATGACGTGACCAGATCAGGTTTCGCTACCGGGACGTACACATGGAACGGATGTATTAAAGTCACGCCTGCCGTGACTGTTACTTATAACTGCGAGAGCACACAGTTCGGGCAGATCATATTCAGTGACTCGTCGTCCTTGAACGGTCAGGAACTTGTTAGTAGATCGCTTACAGGTTTCTATCCTAACGCCCTGAACCCAGCTCCACCTACAGAGAGTGTTACCACATCAACAACTAGCCTTACATTCAACGAGCTTGCTGTTGGTACGTGGTCTCACAACCTTACGTTGGTGATGACATACACGCAACCTGATGGTCTTGTGGTTAACTACACAGTAGTGGACACAGGAGAGACTAAGGTTACGTGCGTCGGTACGTTGTGCGGATTAACCCCGTGTATCGAGAGTATCAAGGATAAGTATGCTGTAGCTTTCAACACAGGCAAGGCTAGCGGCTTAGAACCTATCATCTTAATGATTCTCCAGCTGTACGCCTTGGCTAAGGAGTACAGAACCTGTGGAGAGTATGATAAGTACGCGTCGACTGTTGCACAGCTTGAGCAGGTACTTGATAAGTCAGGTCACTGCGAGTGTGGATGTTGCGACGAAAGCAAGGATGTTCCTTACTGGGTTGATAATTCAAACCTAGACACACCTAGTGCATTCGAACAGCTTCAAGAACAAGTAGACGAGTTAGAGTTAGCATTAGCCTCGTTGGAAGAGCAGGTAGATAACGCGGATCAGTTTTTGCAAGAACAGATTGATGTCATCAACGTGCAGGTTGGCGGCCTTGAGAGTGTTGTGCAAGGCAACGCGTCAGCGCTCCTAGCCTATAACGCTATATCTTCTGACATCATCGCTTTTATTGCTAACGTCCTAGCGCTATCAAACTCTCTGAATACTGTTCAGTCGCAAATACTTGCGCTGAATCCTAACTCGGAAAGTTTTGCTGACGACGTTGATGAAATCGAAGCGCTATTGATTTTGTTTGAATCATCAGTATCTGACTTGGATGATGAGCTGCAGGATATTATAGACAGCATCATTCAGTTTAATTCCGATTACCCAGAGTACAGCGCGTACACGGTAAACTTAGCTATTCAGTATAGCGCTGCGGCAAACGCTTTATCGGGGTTGCCAACAGATATAGATGCCTTGCAAGTTCTTCTTGCCTCATTGACGCCTACAACATACGACGATGATATAGAGGATATCTATAACACGTTAGATCTTTTGATTTCAGCGATTACCAATTTGAGTAATGCTTCTACTTTGATGCAGTATTCTATTGAGCAGTTGTGGAATACAATAGTCAACATCAACACGTCTATTGCTAATTTACAAGAGCAGATCAACGCGTTGCCACAGAACATCGTTAGCTCAAAGATACAACCATTGTATGCCGGCGTGAATGTGTCATCTACGGTATTTACAGTATTAGCGGAGTACCTAACGAAGGGTGGTTATGTTAAGTTTATCATCAAGGGTCAGGACCCTACCCCTGCTGGTACCGAAGTAACAATAAAAAGAGTCGGGCTTCCTTCTCCTGATTTTACACTGTACAATGTAGCTGTAGCAGGCAACACATATGAGATTGAAATCATACTCATGCCTGACTTGTCTTCACTTCCTATCACGTTTCATGCAGGCGGTATGATAGACTTGAATGATAATCAAACGCCGATATCAATAACAGGCGTAAACTCTACTACTGAAATTGTTTATGGTGAATGGAATGGGTTCTCTATTGAGTCCAACAGCATCAGCAATGTATTCAACAGCATTGAAGTTTATGGCCTTAACTTAACTTATGGATAATATGAATTTAGGGGATATATACATACGTGTAAGGGAAAGGCTTGGCAAGGACCAGTTCGGGGGTTATGTGACACCCCTGAACTTCAACCAACTCCTGCCGTGGGTAAACATATTTAAGCTCAACGACCTGATCAAAGTGTTCGAGGAGAAGTCTGAGATATCAAGGGACCTGTTCCCGTTTATCAAGACAGTAGGTAGTCCAGATTACCCGCCCATAACACTTGACAGTTACGGATATGGCGAGTACCCTGAAGATTATTACTACACCGCACGTTCTTCGTATAGTCAACTTCTCAATAATTGTGGAGGGTATGCGGAGAATGTTAGGATGGTGGAATTCCTTAATCAGCAAGACTTCGGATACAGGGTGTCCACTGAATTGATGAAGCCAACCCTCGATCAGCCTATAGCTGTTGATGAGAATGATCGCTTCTTGGTTAGACCTCAGGGTATCCCTGCCGTTGGTTTTACTTACATTAGAAAGCCAGACACGCCAGTGTTTGATTACGATATCGTAAACGGAAAGGCGGTCTACTTACCACCGGGGACCTTTCACACTAACTCTTCTGTTTTACCTGCGGGTACACCGAGCCAGAGCGTGGAGTTCGAGTTTCTAGAAGCAGTGTACGAGGACCTTATGAATATAATAGTCAAGGAGTACGCGATTAAGATACGCTCCGAGTTTAACTATCAAACAAGCAACACCGACCAAGGCGCATGATATCGAAGAGAGTACTAACAGAACTTATACAGAACAGGCTAGCGGGCGGTGACGCCCCTGCCGATGTTCAGGGCAAGTACCCTAAGCAGGTGATCGGAAGATTACTTGGTTTGGTGTATTCAGACCTAGCGTCACAGAATAAAAAAACTGTACGCAACATGGCGCTCCCGTATGAGCTTGCGGTGACGTCATCGTCTGGTCAGTACTTCTGCACCTTGCCTGTCAGTCCAATCAACGGTCTGGCTGGTATCGTCTGGGTGAGTGGGTCTGGTGTGCACATCCCTATATCTCAAGGTGTAGAGGAGAACAACATTATGTCTTCGCTTCTTCCTATGGTAAACAAGAGAGTCTCTAGGATTGTAGGTAGCAAGATGTATTTTAACTCAAACCCTAACCAAGAATTTGTAGACGTGGAGATTCTCCCAGACTACAACTCGCTGTCGGATGACGACAACGTGTGTGTAGAGGGCGTGCAGTCTCAGCTGTTCAACATGGTCATTGCTATGATGAGACAGGGCGCATCACCTTTAGAAGAGGTTTATAACAACAGAGTGCCTGACACAGACAAACCAACACAGCCCGCTAGATAATGGAACAACCAGTAAAGACAATACACAACTTAGTTCTCAGTACCATATCGAGAACAAAGAACATGGGCATCACCAACTCGGACTACATGTGGCTCCTTGAGATCGCTATATCCTTCTACCAAGAAAGGCTGAGAGGTTTTGAGATGCCGTCTGTTGTGAGCGAGAATATAGAAATTAATCTAGCGAACAGGGTGTGGGCTATACCGGCTGACTTTATAGCGATCAGCCGCGTTGCTTACAGTGAGAGAGGGAGGTTGTGGGACCTAACAGTGGACAACACCATCAACCTTCTGGATTCTCCCGGCCCATGTGAAAGCCCTGTGTACGCACAGGATGACGCGGGCGGGTACTTCCTCCCCGGGTACTGGTATGCTTCGTACACAAGATACGGAGAGGGTGGCGGAAAGAACGTAAATTATTACAGGATTGATCACGAGAATCGTCGCATCGTATTTTCTGAAAGCATCCCTCCGGGGCGTGGCGTTGTAGAGTATCTGAGTTCGGGAAAGAATGTGAACGAACACACCTACATACCTCTCCCGTATGTTGATGCTTTCAGAAATTATCTGGTGTGGCAGGCTCATGAATACAGCGACAACCCTATGCTTTATCAAAGAGCCAAGGACAGAGAGCGTCAGTTCAGAGAATCTATGTGGGACAGCAACATCCTTGCTAAGGCACCTACGCTTAGAGAGTTGTTGGATGAGCTTTACAAAGGAAGCGGCTTAAATCTAAGGTAATAAAGCCACAAAGGGCGTGTTTTTTTTACCTTTGTAAAAAATTGCACGATGCCCATTTTATCAAAGGATATATTCTTCTATGGCGGTATAGACACCGACAGTGACGACCGTCTAATTAAAGACGGCGACTACCGCACGGCGGTCAATGCCCGTGGACCAGAGGCAACCTCTTCCTCGGGTGGCGCTATTGAGAACATGACAGGACACCTGTATGTTGAGAACAACGCCTTAGGTGATGACGACTACGTTATGGGTGGCTGCGCTTACACTGAGAGGAAATCGATAGTGTACTTTGTATTCAACGCGGCGGGCGATCATTCTATATGGTACTACAACACACAGGATCAGACTCACACGTTAATCATACAGGACCCTATCCTAAACTTTCAGATAGACAGAAAGATTAATAACGCCGCTGTCATCAACAACATACTGTACTGGACGGACGGGTACTTTGAGTCTTACGAGGTAGGGGTTGATGGGTACTGGGAGTTTAACCCTCCAAGGATGATCAACATAGACAAGGCGATCGCTGGCTACGCGGTCGTTGACGAGGCCCTTCTTGATATCATAAAGGCGCCAGCGCCATACGCGCTCAATCCTCAGTACATAACTAACGGCACTCAGGCAAACAACCTGTACGGTCAAGCCTATCAGTTCGCTATTCAGTGGGGGTACGAGAACGGGGAGAGGAGCGTGTGGAGTGTAACGAGCCCGGTACCTGTACCTACAAAGCAAGAGTATATACAAGGCAGGAACTATAACCAACCGTTTGAGGATAACGCTATTCAGGTAGATATACCAACAGGGAGTGAGCAGGTGAGGTACCTAAGGGTAGCTGTAAGGCCGGGTAACGACGCCCCGTTCCAAGTGTTCTACGAGTCGGACAAGCTGATTGATGTGATAGCGGATAACGTGACTATACCGGTCACTTATGACGGAACGGTTGCAGGGTCTACTGTCCCGCTAGTGGAAGGTATCAGGAACTATGACCGCGTCCCGCAGGTAGCGGACACGCTGGAGGTGTTGAGTTCCGTGAACCAGCTGGCGTTCGGTAAATTTGTTGAAGGGTACGCAGGGGTTGACTTGGAAGATAGCGGGGTGTCCTACTACACCACGGAGATACCCAATCAGGTGTACGGCACAGACGCAAAAGTTTCTTATACGATATCCTCGTTTGTTGGATGGACTTTATCTATATATACATCAAGTGCTACTCAATTTAATTTTTGCGCTGGAGATGTTTTGATTTTTCAATTTTCAGATTTTAATGTATCTACTGGATCTCTAGGGTCGCCATATTTTGTAAGTTATACTATTAGTTCTAGCGATATTAATGATACTACAGGTCTTACTTTATTACAAAAAAGACAAGTGCTTATAAATAAAGTGGGATTATATTTATTTGATTTTTTTAATGATCGTTATGGATTAGGTAACCAAACTTTTATTTCAGCTACAGGTTTTTCTGTTTCTTTTTTCATAGAATTTCTTGGAGATGATAGAGCTGCTCTTTTTTCTATTAAAGAAACAAAATTCTATTCGCTTTTATCTCCTATAAAAACATTAAAGACCGGGGTTCTCCACGAGTTTGGCATACAGTACTACGACAGGGCGATGAGGAACGGTGATGTGTTGACAAACCCTAACTACCAAGTGTATGTGGACTTCCCTTCTCAGGAAGACACCTCTGGTTTTGTTGACCCTAGAAGCCCTTACTTTGCAAGGCCGTTACTCACCGGTAGGAACACGCCACCTATCTGGGCTAAGTACTATCAGCTTGTATGGAGACGCACGAAGATTCAAAACTTTCAGCAAAGAACAGCTGTGAGTATGTATCAGGATGGGTCCTTGTACAAGGTGAACTTGGATACTTATTACGAGCAGGTATGGGGTGCTAAGATAAACCACCAGATATCGGTAGGTGACGTGTTCAGAATTAAGAACGCACAGGGAGAAGATGTTCACGACAACGTGACAGGTCTGCCTGATTACGCATACGAGTACATAGAAGGTCGCGTTGAAAGGTACGACCCTGTCGGTGGAGATAACAACGGGGAGGCTATATGGGTAACCCTGTTTGACTACAACGCTGTGATCAAGTACTCTGAGAGTTTTGTGGTAGAGGTTTACACCGCTAGAAAAGATTATATTGACGAGCCCTTCTATGAAATCGGTGAGGTGTTTGATGTCGTTGATCCTTACACAGAGGATAGAAGACATGGAGGCAAGACCTACACAGGCAACGTAGTCACCGCGCCTGCACTTGGAGGCAACACGTTTGTTGTGGATGGTGATGTTAGACCTATACTATTAGGGAACCCTAACGTACCTTACGAGATAGCATTCTTCTACACCGTGGGTAGTGACTTTGTAACCACCGTGACTAATGTGGTTTACGATTACGGTACCAACACATCTACAGTAACGACTTCCGATAATAGCAACGGGGATCCTTACGCGAGTTATTTGTTTAGCACAGGATCTGCACAGCCCGGGGAGACGTTTACCATAGCTCATGGGTACGGGGATGTTTACTTAAGACCTCGTGCAACTAACAGGCAGAACACTATAACCGGTGGAAACTGGAGGTACTGGGTAGAGGACCCACACATCTCGGACTACTACATCTCTAACGCTATTGACATCGGGAAGCTAGCCTTGGTGAACAAGTACGGCGGTAGAAAAAATCAGAAAGCTAGCCTTATACACGGCGGGTCCTACATAGACAATACCAACGTCAACAATATTTGTAGCTTTGACTTCAATATCAACAACAAGATAGACCTTGACGAACAGTTCGGGGATATCAGGTGGATTGGTATGAGCGGGTACACCCTAAAGGTTCTGCAGGACAGGAAGGAGACCTCGGTCTATATTCAGCGTGCGACTCAGGTTAACGGTGACGGCAGCGTGTCTGTGTCTAACCTTAACGACAGGACTTGGGGAGGTATCAACCCCTATGAATCATTGTACGGAACCATACACCCGCTATCTGTAAAAGTTGTCGCTGGTCAAATGTTCTACTACGACTACCACTCTTCAAGGTTTATACGATCCTTAACCAACGGCCAGCAGGATATATGCGACGGGGATTTTAAATTCGTGAAGGGCGCGTCAGACATAACCAACGCTATTAGCCTGTATGGGCTAGATGATATGTTTGTCATAGCGTCCATCGATGAGCAGAACAAAGAGTACCAGTGCTTCTTCGCCTCTACCGGCGAGGATGTTGGGTCTTATTTGCTAGGCGTGGTGTTCAGCTACTCCCAGAGCAGGTGGAAGACAACCCTGAACTGGACTCCTACGTGGGCTACTAACTTCGGGGAGAGCTTGCTGTACTGGAACGTGAAGGATCCTTACGTTGCAAACGAGGGGACACCGTTAGAGTTTCTAGGTTCCGCCTCTGAGTTTAAGGTGACGCCTGTATTCAACGACAACGCCGTGCTGGTCAAGAGACCTTTAGCCCTGAACCTTACGTGCTACCCTCTAGCGTCATATGTGGTGGCAAGCATACCACAGACAAACAGCTATAACTCTCAGACTACACAGATGAACGAGAACATCTTCTCCGTGTACGAAAACGGAATGTGGACAGAGTACACCATGAACGAGAATGATCCGTCATTCGCTAGCGCATCCCTAGCAAACCTTAACGGTGATGAGCTGCGTGGTTACATCATATACCACGACGTTTATTATTTAGGGCAGGAGAAGTTCAGCCTGCTTAGAATGAGAGTCAACTATATACCTAGCGAAACAGCGCAGTAAGTTGTCACAACATAGAATGTTTTTGTTACTTTTGTAGTTAAAATTTTAGAAGATGATAGGATTAGGAACGATGGCGGCAATGTCTTTAGTGCCTGCGGTTTTTCAAGGGGCGATGGGGGCGATACAGTCCCGTCGCGGAAGGAAGATGGCGGAAGGGATAACCGTCCCTGAGTACCAAATTTCCGAGACTGCTGGTCAGGCTCTTGGTCTGGCCCGTCAGGGTGTCGGCACCTTCGAGATGCCCGGTCAGGACCAGATGGTTCAGGGCTTAGAGGCTGGGGTTGCCGGGTCTTTGAATGCGGCTACTCAGGCTGCAACATCTTCATCAGACCTCCTGTCCACTATTGCAAACGTGACAGGGAACAAGATGGAGGGCATGCTTAACATAGGCGCAAACGCCGCTCAGCAGTATGAGCAGAGACGTAACGCTTACCAGAACGCGCTCAATGTGTACGCCGGATATCAAGAGAAGCAGATGATGGACCGGATAGCTAGACAGCAGCAGGCGGCAGATGCCTCTGCAGGTTTAATGAACGTAGGAAGACAGAACATAGGAGAGGCTATCAAGACAGGCGCAGGTGTAGGCGCTAACTACCTAATGTTAAAAGCTATGGGTTACGGCGGGGCAAATACAAACAGTTCGAATAACACAAAGACTACAACGGAAAACGCACCTATGATGTCGGATGTTAACGTAGCGAGTTCAGGGTACACAGCTAGCGGCGGATCAGGCATGGGCTCTAACATGAGACAACAGCTTTTATTAAAACAGTTACAGGACATGCTAGGATTAAAAAACTGATAAACAAAGATATGGCAGACAATGTAAGCAAGATGATAGAAAAGCCTTGGCTCGCCCAAGGTAGAACTGTTTTTTACGGGCAGAGTTCTTTTGACCCTGTTCAGTTCATGCAGAACCTAGCGGCGATGAAGATGCAGCAGGACGAGGCGGATGCTAAGAAAGCTATTGCCCGTCAAGCAGAGTGGAAGGATTTTAAATGGGACCAGTACCAGCCCAAGGAGATATACCAGCAGAATCGCCAGCAGATTGAGGGCAAGGTTTCTGAGTTCGGTAACCTTATGACGGAGGCGTTCGCTGCTGGATTAAGTCCAAGCGATCCTCGTGTGAAGAAGGTGGCGGAGCAGTTGAGGATGGAGATGATAGAGTTGGAGAACGAGGGTAAGCTGTTTAATGACAGGTATAATTCTGTAATGACAGAGGTTCAGAAGGACCCGACCAAGTACGACCCTGAAACTATTAAAGCATGGCAGGCAGAGATTGAAAAGCTACCCACCATTCAGGAGAAGAGAGCTTACGTGGACACGAATAATCCACTAGAAGAAGTGTTTGATATAAAACAGGAACTCTTAAAAGTGGGAGATTTTCCTACAATACTAGAAACAGAAAGGCAGTCTAATCCAAACTTTTTTGTAACAGAGGAAGGGCTGGACGAGGCGAAGACTAGAGGCATGGTCAAGGAATTACTTCTTACCCCTAAATACACCAAGCAGTTAGCTCAGGAAGCTAAGGCTCTTGCTGAAAAAGAAAATATAAAAATAGAAGAAGCCACCGAAAGGGTGATCAAGGGTTACGAAGATTTTATTCTTTCAACAGGAAGCAGAAAGAGAATAGAAAGCGGAACCCCAAAACAAAGCAACGTGTTTAATTTTGGTGGGCAGGGAGATAAAACAGGAAATGTTGTAGCGAAACCATACGAGACACAGGAGGCTTCAGGACTAGGGGAAAACCAAACGCTAGCCTCAGGAGAGAATGCTATCAGAATATTGACAGCGAAAGGAGAGGAGACGGTTCAGCCTAAGATCTTTACCAAAAATGGAAAGAGAGAAGAGTATGTCCCAATAGACTTGATAGTTGTAGAGCAGGATGGTAAAAGATTCTTTAACATCAGGGCACAAAAAGCTACCAAGAAAACTGGTATAAAAATAAAAGAGAATGAAACCGAACAAAGTTTCTTGTCTGATTTAAAAAAGGAATACGGGGCTGAAGCGAAAATAGAAAAAGACGATGACGACACTTACACTGTCACGTACCTTGCTCCACAAACAGAATTGCTTGAATATAATCCGGAGAATAAAGCCTCGTTACCGGGAGCTTTTATTGACTACGCGGACAAGTGGCTTGCGAATAAAACTGTTGACGCAACAGGAGAAGGAGATTCAATTTTTAAAAAAACAAAATAATGTAGTCTATGGATAAAGTAGAGCAGTTATATAACTTATACTTAGAAAAAAAACTAATTACTAACGCTACTTCTTTGGAGAAGTTTCGTAGTGCGGGTGCAGATCAGCAGGACGCCTTGTTTAATCTAGGTAAAAAGAATAATCTATTTAAAGAAACTACTTTTGATACGTTTAAAAGTGCGTGGACTCCTAGTGATGTAAAAAAAAAAGACGAGCCGGAACAAGAATCTACGCCGCAACAAGAAGCGCCATCCAAGCCTTCTGCAAAGCCTTCTCCGCCGAGTGGAAAAGAGGCTAAGATAAAAGAGCTCACGGTCAAGGCGGCTGAGTTGGCGGCTAGCGGTGATCAGCAGGGTCTTGCTAAGATAAGACAGGAGATAGTTGCTCTAAAAAAAGAAGCGGCACCAACCCCTGTTTATGAAAAGTCTGGGGTGGAAAAACCTAAGACAGACTGGCGTGCCGAGGGTCTTAAGATGATGGGTCGAGAGATCGAAGGTCTTGAGCAAAAGTCCGATGTTACAAGTGTTGATGTAAACAAGCCTATTGAGATTAAAAAACAAGAGGCTCAGGCATACAATACTGAACAGAAAAAGAAGACAGAAGAGGAGAAGAAGGTGCGCGAAGAAATGTCTGCTGCTATTAACGAGACGTACAAGAGGCAGGCTGAGTACCTAGGAATAAAACAAGAGGAAGGGAAGGAGAAACTTTCGACGTATGAGATGAGGCAGATGTATGAGCAGTCGATAGACCAAGCTCAGAAATACCTCGACGTTGTCCCAGAGTCTAGAGCATCCTTACCTATCAACGACGTCTTGGCTACAAGAAAAAAGATCAACATGATGCCTAGCGACACTGACGAAGAAGTCCGTGCGCAGCTTCGTGCGTTGGCAGAGAATGACAAAGACTTGGAGAGGGCTTATCAGGAGATGGAGAACAGAGCTCTAGAGTACTGGAAGGTTTATGATCCGGGCAAGTACGAGACTTACACTGACCGCATGGCTACTATCAAGGATAAGGTTGGTGATATCCCTATGTATGACTTTAACTGGGAGGAGGACAGCTCTAAGCCTAGGCTCTCTTCTGAAGACAAGAAATTCCTAGAGCAGTTTAGAATAGAATCGTTACAGCTACAACAGAGCGCAGATAACTACAGAGCAAAGAAGCTGACCGAGAATTACGACTTCAAGTCTTACAGCAAGGACGCCTCGTCTATTCAAGAAAGTCTCAGCAGTGTAATGAAGCAGATCAAGGAGACTGAATCTCAGTACAAGCTAGAGGAAAACAAGATCATGTCTCAGCATGACAAGTACAATGCTCAGGTGAGAGTTCTTAACGACAAGGTGTCGATCATGGAAAAGACTCTGGGTTCTTACCTAGATGCTAACGGGAATATAAAAGATGAGGGTAAGCTAGATGAATACAACGAGACTTACCGTAAGTACCAAGACCTTATAAACGAGGCGAACAGCCTACAAGAAAACAGGCCGTCCATATACAACGATCAGGGTTATATTGTAGCCCCTGCCACATCACCAAAGGTGAAGCAGCTGTATGATCAGTACAACACGTTGATGGAACAGTACAACAAGGCGGGTGAGAAGTACGGTATAACGCCTGAGGTTACAGGTGAACTGAACAGCGCTGTGTCTAACTTAGAAAACTCAAAGGCTTCACTAGCATACGCAGAAAAATATCAAGAGTTAAGTAACGATCGCGCGGTCGCTAAGTACTTTCAGGAAGAGAAGCTGAGGGTGATGAAGGAAGGCAACGCATTCGAGAAAGGCTGGTTGGTAGCTAGAGATATAGCAACAGGTGTTGGCAATACGGTGCTTCCTATACTTGAAGCGCCAAAGGCTATTAGTGATATGGCTGGTTTCGAACAAGAGTACGGGTGGGCAGATGGCTTGGCGGACTGGACTCAAGGGTTTCTATCTAAAGTGAACGAGAAGACTTCTTACGGGGATCTAGAGGTGCCTAGCTGGATGACTACCGTGCAAGACTTGAGTCAGGGCGTAGGGTCCTCACTTGGTTTTGCTATAGGTGGTGGCGTGGCAGGTGTGGCAGGAAGAGCTGTAGGTGTAACTGCCAAGTCCATAGACGCATTCCAGAAGAGTGCTGTGTTCACTCAGGTTTTCTTGGGTGGTCTTAACGACAACTATCAAGCGGCAAAGCTGGCAGGATTGTCCGACGCAGAGGCAGCCGCTGCTGCTACATTACAGTCTGGTGGTCAGGCGATAGGTGAGTTGGCGGTACCTGACTATAAAATATTTAAGGCGGCTAACCGCCCGAACTTATTCAGTGCTGTTAAAAGCCTAGGGCTTACACAGGGTGTTAAGAATTGGGCGCCGACCTACACGAAGAACCTTGCAGAGAATTTTATTAAGGAGGGGATAGAGGAAGGCACCTCTGAAATCATAACCAAGGGTAGCGCCAAGGCTATCAACACGTTAACTGACATGAAGGTGTACGAGGACGACATCAAGTCATCCGATCTAAGAGACGTCTTCACCAGTGGCGGTGCTGTGGGTATGATCATGGAAGGGTTCAGACTTGGTCATAAGTACAAGCACCCTGTCACTAACAGCGCCACGAGATGGTACGCGGAGATGAGTGAGGCTGACAGGGAGGAGATGAAGATGGGTATGAGCATTGAAGATGTTAACGCACTCAACAAGGCCGAGAAGGATAGTGACGCGTTCAAGATTGCTGAGGACATGAAGATGATCCCCCAGTACGCGATGATGAACGAGGTCGAGAAAGACGAACTGTTCGCTTTATTGTTAGAGAAGAAGACTGTGGCTGAGAGGTACCGAGGTATTGGACTTGGTGGCACAGAGATGGAGAAGCAGGAGATAGAGTCGTTGGATGCAGCGATCAAGGAAAAGTTCATGGCCGTTGACCAGAGGAGAGAGACCGAGTTACAGTCTGAGATGGCTCGCCAGCGTGAGGATATCCAAGAGTTCGGTGTGTCCTTAAGAGTTCCTGAGGTAAAGACCGCAGAGGAGGTCATGTCTAAGGGTGAGTTCTTGGACGACAACGTGGCGGCTAACGCTGACAAGGGTCTGTCGAAGATGATAGACGAGGTTATAGAAAGAGAGGACCTGACTGATGATGAGAAAGTTCAGCTTGCTCAGGTACTCGAAGATAGAAGACAAAAAATAAATAGCTATGAATATAGATCAAAGAATGAGGTTGTCACTTCTACCCAAACCCGCCCAAGTGGAGTTGTTGAAAAGGCTAGAGCAGCGAATGAGCGAGCAGCAAAACCAATCGCCGCAGCCGCAGCAAAAGAAAACCCAGTCCCTGTAGCCCTAGACGGGGTGAAGGGGAAGGTTAAGGTGAGTGACTCTACTATGGTTGACAACATGGGCGACACGATCCCGGAGGGGTACTACGTGTTCGTGCCTGATTCAACCGAAGGAAAGGGCGCCCGCATGGGGGCTGTTGTTATCGGGTCAATAGAGGACATCGACTCCGCCTCAACATTCGAGGGTGTGGAGAACAACCCGGCATGGAGCCCAGAGAATAACATGGTGGCGAACTTCACCACCCCTGATGGTCAGACGTTGAGTATCCTTGACGACGACCTCAGCGCGGATGTTGGTGTTAAGCAGAAGGAGGATGTTATCGGTGCAGCACCACAGGCACTTTTCGATGTAGTGTTCGAGGAGGTGACCACGGAGTTAGGCATTAAAGAGAAACCATATTTAAAGGATGATACGAAAGACAAAGAAGGGCTACCAAGTAGTCAGCGAACAGGGCAAGCCCCTGTCCAAGCCGGACCTGTCCAAGGAACAGGCACAGAAGAGGTTGCGCCAAGTGGAGTGGTTCAAGAACAAGAAGTAGACTTTGACGGTGCACCAGAGCTAACGCCTGAGGAGGCAGAGCTGATGTCAGCAGGCTACGACAACGCGATGTCTCAGGTCTTAGAGTTGGACGACACGCTAAGCCCGGAGGATACAGACCTTGCTGCATCATTTGTTCAGCAGGGAGCTACCCCTCAAGAGGCGGTGCAGATGGTACGTGACGAGAAGGACTCTATCTCTGCAGCGTCAGAGCCTGTCGTGCAAGAGGATCAGGAGTTCCTAACTCCCTTGCCTGATACGGACCCTGTCGGGAGAGCATTCTCCTTGTCCCTACCATTCGAGTACACAAGGTCTAGGGCTATGGAATTAAAGGAGAGGGCAGCAAACGATCCTACCCTAAAGCGTGCACTGAGAAACCTAGACAAGGCAGCCGAGTCGTTTGCTAAAACCTTCGGGTCTAAGCTACCAGTGTACGTGTTCGACACTCAGCAAGAGATGCTGGACGCCCTCGCCGAGGTCGGTGAGGTGAGTGACATGACCAACGGATCAATCCTTATGGATGATGACGGGACAATCTTGGGCGTGTTCATGAACGCTGAGTCTCAAGACTTCACGGTCGGGTCGCACGAGTTTGTTCACGGGATAATGGCGGAGTTCTTCAACGACAACCCTGAGATGTTTAACAAGTGGAAGGATTCAATCCTGAAGAACTTCAAAGGGTCAGGCATCGACAGGTTAAACGAGTGGGCTGAAAGCGAATACGACAGGGATAGTTCAGCCGAGGAGTTTATCACACAGCTCACTGCCGAACTAGCCGATGCAAACAAGCAGCTGGCGTTGCCTAAATCTTTTCTTAATTCTATCAAGGACTTATTCAACAGTATATGGGAAGGCGTCACAGGAAGCCCGCTCTTCTCTGAGAGGGCTACGGAGAAGGACGTGATCACGTTTATCAACGACATGGCTAAGGGCCTGTCTACCGGGCAGGCTATGTCCACTAAAGCAGCAGAGAAACTGGCGGGTAGAGAGAAGAAGGCGGCTGCTAAAAAGAAGGCCAAGAATAGTAAGTCTGTCGTGCAGGCTCGTGCGTCTGTAAACATTGGCCAGATAAACCAGATCAATGCAGCTGACGGCCTGTCCAAGAACCCAGAGAACAAGGAGCTGGCTGACCAGATAAAGCAGGAAATTTTTGACAGCAACCCTACCCTTGAGTTCATCATGAACAACTTCAATAAAATAGAGAAGGCTCTTGTGAACGAAGGGAAATTAAAAGTAAATTGCGAACTTTAAACACAGCACATGGCGAAGAGATGTAAGTACATATACAAGGGCAAGACCTACACAAAGGAAGAGTTCATGGCGATGCTAGCGGGAGGGGAGTATGAGAACCTCCTCGCTGAGTATGAACAAGACGTTCAAGACTTGAACGCACCTAGTAAAGGCATGAATATTAAGTCATCGATTATTCAAAACAATCCTGTATATTTTAATAATTTAAAAGAATTTGCAAGCAACTCTTCGTTTGCAAACAAAATTGAATTTAAAAAAGCTATTCAAGGATTGCTTAACTCATATCTACCTGAATTAAAAAAACAATACGGCAAGTCATTTGACCCGTCAAAAAATGATGAACTAACCAAAAAATATTTGTCTGATGCTATAACAAACGAAGCTGTAAAAGCAATCGAAGAACACCCCGAAGCAATCGGATGGTATGATGAGAAGACACGAGCAGCATTAGACGTTATATCAGCAATACATCCTGAGATAGCAACTGATAAAGAATCAAGAGGTTCTTTTATTCTGCCGCTTGCTGTGATGTCAAATGGAAACTTAGTTGATTTCAACTTTGATTTAGCTGAAAAGCAATACAATTATTTTAAAAACAACGGAAGGTTTAATCCTGAAGGGGGGTTTGGATTACAACAATCGGGAATTAAAAAGTCATTACTATTAATAAACTCTTTATTGGATAACGGGCTGTCAATGGCTGATATCAATACGTTTTTAACCTCAAAATATAGAGCCGGAGATTTAAAAGTAAAGGTAGACGGAAAAATTAAAAGTCTTGCCTCAGGTGAATTAGCTGATGAAATGGTGTACGGAGCTACTATACTTGGCCCTAAAATTGGAAATGGATTCTATATGAATCTATGGGGCCAGTTTGACCAACTTACAATGGACAGATGGTTTATGCGTACGTGGGGAAGACTTACAGGGACTCTTTTAAAAACTGACGCCAAAGCAATTGCTGATGGAAAGAAAAGAGTGTCTGACGCATTAGCTGCTATCAAGTCAAACCCTGCTGCCAGTGAAATATTGAAGTCAATATTTAAAAAGGTTAGTGGTATGTCTCCTGTTGAACTTGCTAAAGCTGTAGAAAAGGCAAGTGTAGACAAAGATAGCAGAACAAAACTTGCATCCAATCCCAAGACAGATGAGTTAAGAAAGGCGGGAAATCAATTGTCAAAAAACATATCGGGAGAAAAAGAAGCTCCTGCAAATGGCAATGAAAGAAAGTTCATTCGAGAAGTATTTAATAACGTACAAAATAGATTAAAGACTGAGCACGATATTGAAATTTCAATGGCTGATTTACAAGCTGTGCTTTGGTATCCTGAAAAAATATTATACGAATCATTTAAAGGCGGTCAAACATTCGAAGAAGCATCTGAAGGATACACTTCAGAATCTGCTCCTGATTATTTTAATGCGGCAAAAAAACTTGCAACTAAACTTGGAAAAAATGAAACAGAAATTAATGAAGCCTTATCAAGAGGAAGAGAACGTGCTCAACGAAGTATCGGAACAGGAAATACCACAGCTAGGGGATCAGCTAGCGCAGCTGATAAAGAAGCTCTAGGAAGGGTAACTGAGGTAATATCAGGAAAATTTAAACAATCTAAGGGTATAGGAAAATTTGATCCGCTTCCGGGCGCCCCAAAAACTGAAGGCATCACGGGCCCGGATCCCAACTTGGTTAGCGTAGCGGAAAACTATGCTAAGAAGTTTGGAATACCTTTTACTCGACAGGCGGAGTATGTTAAGGTTGATGAGGATAGGGCTAAGAGAATAGCTGACGCTTACGAGAACATGAAGCACGACCCCAAAAACCCAAAGGTCTTGGAAGCGTTCAATGACTTAATCCGTCAGACAAAGGATCAGTACGATGCTCTAACCGAGGCCGGGTATGAGTTCTCTTTCTTTGACGGCGACACAGATCCTTACAATAAGAACCCTTCCAAGGCCATGAGAGATCTTCGAAACAATAAGAAGATGGCGGTGTACGGAACATACGCAGGGTACGGAACAGAAGGTATAACCGGTGCTAGCATTGAAGGCAACCCTATGCTTCAGGACACCGGCCTTAAATGGAAAGATCAGAATGGTGTGGACCAGACGGTGACAATGAACGACTTGTTCCGCGCTGTTCATGACGCGTTTGGCCACGGGTTAGAGGGCGCAGGGTTCAGGGCTAGAGGTGAAGAGAACGCGTGGCAGGCACACGTTAGGTTATTCACAGGTCCTGCTGTCGCTGCTATAACCACCGAGACTAGAGGTCAGAACAGCTGGTTAAATTACGGACCCTTTGGTGAACAGAACAGGAAGGCAACGGTGGACGATACCGTGTTTGCTGAGCAGAAGACAGGGCTTATGCCGGAGTGGACATGGAACGAGGGTAAGGCTGAGGCTATGCCTGAGCAGGTAGATGATCAGGACACTCAAGCTGTTGCAGACTCAAGCGCTCTGTTTGAAAAGTCTCAGGAGTTATTCGAGAAGATATCCGATGCAGCAGGCGGGTCTAAGAAGAGATCACTCGCTGAGGAGAGGAGAAAATTCATGGACGAGAACCCTGATATCAAGTTCATGGACGAGAATATGGCGTATATTTACAGACAAATTGAGGACAATAACCTTGGAAAGAAAGAAGGCAACTGTCCGCTATAAGACGATAACATGATAACAGTAGTACCTACAAAATTAAGTGTCGAGGTTTCATCCTTATTAGAAGCTAGAATCCATGACGAGTACAACGCCTTCTTCTTCTATCGATCAGCATCTAACTGGTGCCAAGACGTAGGGTACGAGAAGGCTGCAAAGTTCTTTGCCAAGGAGGCAGAGTCGGAACTTGGTCACGCTAAAAAGATTGAGTCTTACATGGTGGACTGGAACACGCTGCCTTCACTAGCAGCGACGACCACCCCTCCATTCTTCTCTGGACTTGACGACATTATATCGCAAGCCTATAAAATGGAGTACGCACTGTACGAAGAGTATGAAGATACAAGCGCAAAGATATTTGAGATGAAGGACCTCTGCGTGTTTGACTTCTTACAAGAGTACCGCGTAGGCCAGAAGGACGCCGTGACCGAGTACGCTGACATGATCAATAAGCTGTCCGGTGTTAACACTATGGATAAGTTTCAGATGCTAATGCTAGAAAAGAATCTATTCGCATAACAGCCCATGCCGTGTAAGATAAAATACAAAGACAGGGATATGTCTTACGCAGAGTTCGCCTCATCCATGTATGAAGGCGAGCTTGCTGCTTTAATAAACTCCGGCGTGATCGACTCCTCTAAGTTAAAGGGGAGCATGCCCGCGTCTATAACAGCGGCAATGTCTGCTGAGCCAGCACCGAAAGCTACCCCTGCCAAGTCGCCCCTGCCTCCTTTGAAATTAAAGGACCGGAAGGGTAAGCCGGTAAGGAAGGCGAGTGTAAAGGCGAAGATGAGCAACAACGCAGGCGCTGTCAACAGCGCGTTCTCTAACGTGTTCAAGCAGTTCCCTAACTTAACCATCAAGGTTGATGCTCAGTCATATTTAAACGCATCGGCAGACCCCGCGTCTGTCCCTATATACGACTCGTATGATGACCTGATAGGGTTTACAAATGCGGGCGAGGTCTTTATAGACCCTTCGGTATTTGACCGTAGCTCAAGGATTGCAGCGCTATCATCTGTATGGTTAAAGGTAGCCGAGACCGTAGACCCTGCAATATACAAGTCCTTCATGAGCGAGCTTAAGAAGCCAGAGAACAGGTCTTACATAGACAGTGTAGAAGCTACGGGTAGGTTTACTGAAGAGAAAGATATCCTAAACCAAGCCGCGTCAAACATGATCAATGACGCAGCGTACCAGAGGGAGAACAGGACCCTTATACAAAAGTTTGCAGACTTCCTCAGGGATTTGTTTGGGATCAAGAGGGACTTTATGAAGATGACTGCGAAGGATTTTGCGGAGACTATCGCAAAGGAACTTAACGGGAACTACCCGGTGTCTAGCCTGACATCAAAGCAGTTAGATGAGCTAGATCCTAGTGATGCTAGGATATCTATAGATGGTGGTGTCCTTGATTACGAGGGTGGGGTTATGGCTAAGGCTGCCGATAAGGTGAGTGGGGTACGATTAATATCGCCTCAAAAGTTTAGCAGCTTCAAGACTATGCTTAGCTATATGTTCGGGGGTAAGTACTTCGGGAGGATAGACAACCTTAACAAGCAGAAGGATAGAGTTATAAACGCACGCATGCGCGAGCTTGATGGTAAGGTAAAGTCTTTCGCTAAACAATTTAAGAAAGAGTTTAAGGGCAAGTCTAATGCAGACATCAAGCGTGCTATTGAGTACATAAACGGCATCATGAGCTCCACGCAAAAGCGCAGCTGGGTTATGATGAATGCTAGGAATGGTGTACTGTCAGATGAGATGGTCGACATGATCCAGAGTATGCGAGATGACATAGACGCGATGTCTATGGAGGTGAACAAGTTCATCGACCCGCAGTCTAGACTGAGTGCTGTTATCAGTGGTAACCTAGGGTTCTACATGAACCGAAGCTACGCCGTACATAACAACGGGTCTTGGAACAAGGCCATGTTCCCGTCTGGCATGAAGACCAGCGTATTCTCAGACAAGAGAACCCCGGAGATGCAGGCTGTGTACGACGAGGCGTTTGACTTCTTGAAGAACCAGTACCCTGAGTTATCATCGTCTGAGATTGACTTGATGTTAAAGCAGTTCTCAAAGGTCGACAAGGACGAGGCAGAGGATGCGTTTATAGAATCAAACGGTAAGGTAGGCAAGGCTTACTCAGACTTCTTGAAAGCTAGGAAGGATATGCCTGACCAGATCCGCGCATTCCTTGGCGAGTACAAGGATCCGCTGACTAATTTCTACAACACTATGGCGAACATGATACAGTTCGCTGAGAATAGAAAGTTCTTGCAAAGTTTGGCTGACTTAGGGGACAACAAGATATTCTTTGACTCTCCTAGTAGCGAGTTCAATAGCGAGATAGCAGGGACCAAGAACGAGTACAGCCCACTGTATGGTAAGTACACCTCGAAGGAGATTGCTGACTACCTGAGCGGGACAGACAAGATGTGGAAGATCCCTGTCTTCAGGAAACTCGCATCGGTCTGGAAGATGAACCAGACGGTTTTATCTCCAAGGTCTTGGGTAAGAAACTTCCATTCTAACTTCTTTATACACGTGTACAACGGTCACATATTCGGGCCCGTCAAGTACATGGCTAAAGGATTTTATTACGCAGGGAAGAACGTGGCTGACTCAGATGACTCGTACATACTTAGCCTTATGGAGGCTGGAGTGATCGGGTCTGGAGTTGAAGCGGGCGTGCTTCGCAGGGTTATAAAGGAGGCTTGGGGTGACATGGACGACATGACCCTTGACCCTGAGCAGAGATACAACTCTTTCACTGAGAGGTTAAACAGGGCTGTCAGCTGGACAAGAAATAAGTCTATAGATGTTTACGAGGCTGCAGATAACATCCACAAAATCATAGCGTTCGAGTCTGAAAAGTATGACGTCAAGTATATGTTCCCGTCATTGAGCGAAAAGGAAATATTTGACATGGCCGTGGAAAGGTTTAAGGAGACCAACATTGTGTATGAGAAGGCGCCAGATATAATTAAGAGATTGTCTGCGTCGCCTATACTGGGTACGTTCCCTACCTTTACCGCAGAGGCCATGAGGATTGCCGTGACTATACCGATGCGTGCAGTCAAGGATATAAACGAAGGCGCTAAGAAGAAGAATGCTCGTCAGACCTTGGTTGGTCTTAAGAGACTGGTTGGATTCGCAGCAGGCGCTACCATGATGAACGTGATAGCTAACCTAATCCTTTCAGGATTTGATCAGCCAGAGGAGGATGATGACGTGGCAAGGGTGCTGTACGAAGGGTCTCCGGAGTACGCCAAGAATAGTAGCAAGATCATCATTAACAAGACCCCTAAGGGTTATAAGATGGTTGACTTGGACTGGCTTAATCCATTGAACTTTATTCAGAAGTCCTACAACACATGGGAAAACACGGGCTCTTTTGAGCCGAACGACTCGCGCCTGCTGGCCGTGACGTCTACGCTTTTAGAATCCTTCATTGGCCCTGAAGCAGTCCTAGCTGTCGGCGAGGATATAATAAAGAACGAAGACTCATCCAAGAGGTCAGAAATTTATTCAATAAACGACAGGTTCTACGACAAGTTTGAGAAGAGCTTCATCTATATGAGCAAGAGATCTCAGCCCGGAATCGCTACCAGTGCTTATGATTTTTACAAAGCGTATGGTGTGGACAAGGAGTATGACGGGGACGCATACAAGAGGGATACCAAGGACGAGGTGTTGAGGCACACGGCTGGGGTGAACATTGTTAGCGTGGATATTGTCCGCAACTGGGCTAATCAGGTAGCTAACAACTACGCACCCGCTATCAGTAGTTATACCGAGGACGTGAGCAAGATGAAGTACGACCTTAAGACCGAGGTGGAGAAGATGAACTACAACTTAAAGAGTGGTAACCTCACCAAGTCAGAGTACGACTCAAGGTTTGATGACATGTTGGACCAGTTCCAGAACGACATACACGAGGTGAACAAGGGTATAGTAGCCAAGCAGCTTAGACTTCACAAGTACACCAAGTCCCTGCTTAATGTAGTGTCCCAATCTACCGACGACCCGGAACAGATTGCTAAGATTGAGGAGGAGATTCTAGGTAAGTACGAGTACAGCATAGGCAAGAACGTGACCATGAACCAAGGGTACAAGGTGAAGGAAGCCTTGAAGTTAGGCAACCTGTACAACGCAGACTTCTTCTTCTTTAAGGACATGACAGGCGAGTTCCTTAATAACATGGGGTACAAGGGTTCTGACAAGGAGATGATGGACGCTTACCTAAAGGATTTGATAACAGAAGCTGACCAAAATTATGAGTAATACCTACTAATTTACTACACGTGTTAATAGTTAATGTATTATATTTGTAGTGATTATGAATGATGAGATGAAACACATAGTTGCTGCTCTTCTGAACCAGATGCAGAGCAATCAAGACGACTTGGTGGTGTGCGCTAAGTGGATAGGAGCCAGTATGTTACTTACGGTTCCGTCGTACATGCCAGAGTTAGAGCAGTGGGTTAGGTTGCTGAGTGTTACCTTCGGTAGCATCACCGCCTTTATAGGTATGATCATCATGGTATTCAAACTAAAGGACCTCCTAAGTAAACGAAAAAAGTAACCATGTTTGAGGCGATAAAAAAAACAATTAAACAATTCCCCGAGGTGTTTGCCCTTCCTGTTATATGGATAGGCCTTATCATCTGCAAGTCCATGTTAGAGTTAGACCTAGAGGCTAACGCTATTATACCTTACGACTGGATTCAGTTTCCTGTGATGGCAGGGGCTACTGTTATGTTTGCTAACGCCTTAGCGCACGGTGCAATTAAATATAACCAACCATCGATATGGGCACAGTACAAGAAATGGATAAACAATCAAGGTCCAGAGCCGGGCAACTACTTCAGCTACTTAGTTCTTTATACGGCAGCGTTCGTCGTTATTATGTACGTCCTGCTCAAATAATAATCATATCACTATCCTTATTCGAGACCACAGAACTTTACGCTAGCAACTGCGTAAGGACTACCGCGTATTCTCAGGTAGGGGTAACCGAAGAGGGTGGTAACAATAAGGGCAGGGTGGTAACTATGTACCTTTCCAACGCGAAGATATACACGCCAGCCCCTTGGTGTGGCGCCTTTGTCAAGTGGGTACTGGATGCGTGCGGTGTTGAGCACTGGATCACCGCGTGGTCCCCAAGCGGAACGGCACGCAACAGGATCTATGACCGAAGAACTCCAGACAAGAATGTTACAAAGCCAGAGAGCATGGACGTGTTTACCCTGTACTACCCGTCCCTTAAAAGGATAGGGCATGTAGGATTCGTTGATGAGTGGGGAGACAAGTGGGTCACCACAGTTGAGGGTAACACTAACGACTCAGGGTCTAGGGATAGTAACACCGGGGACGGTGTGCTTAAACGCAAGAGACTCAAGTCTACCATATACCAAGTAAGCAGACCAAACTACAGCAAGACATGCAGGTAATGAGAAGGGAACAGGAGGAACTTGTAAAGGCTTACAAGTTATTCAAACAGTACGGGTGGGTAGTGGAGAGGGGCCAGAAGGACTTCTACTCAGGGACCCTAGACCTCTGCGTCAGGCTTTACAAGAACGGGGAGTACACCCCTTGGTTCTATGGGCAGGCTCCTGTGGTTGACAAGAACCTAGTGTTCGCGCTAGTGTGTGCGGAGTTAACAGCCTTGACGTTTGCTGCCGTAGCTTATGACATCCCATTCAAGCAGGACTCTGTAGAGGATCCTGCCGTGACAGAGTCAACCGACGCGGACATGGGCGGCGTCACCAAGTGGAGGTTACTTCACGAGATGGGTTCAACCATCCATGATGTAGAGATGAGGCTTTACGGCATGGGCGTGGACATGACACCTTATCTTGTTTACAAGTCAAGGTTAAACGCTCAGGGTAAGAGGGTGACCAAGGAGAAGATGGCGGAGTTTTTCTTTCCAGATGGGGGCACTCCTAAGATTAAGCCTATAAAATTAAAGCCAGAAGAGAAGGCTGTGGTTACGCAAGAGCCTCCTAAGAAATCTTTCAGGGCTGAGTACTAACAAAAAAGGGAAGGCTGAAGCCCTCCCTCTTAAGTTTAACCAATAACCACTAGCACAAACTAAGCACGAGACTCAACTCATCCTCACTGAGGAACCATGTTGCCGTATCCATGCTCACTGTCTCTGATAAGAATATAATATTCTGATAGTTCGTTATGTTATGTGAAGACTTTATGTCCAGCATGCACGTCGGGAAGTCAAGCACATTCTGCTTGAAGCCCTTCCCTGATAGTATGGTCGAGCTGTTCTTGTCAAGCCCCCTGTCGAGGTGCCTGTCCCATAGCCTGTAAGAGGACCCGTATGTTAAAGACTCGCACGCTTTTCTTGAGAGCATCCTCCCGCACCCGACCAGCCTGTTACCCTTGTACCTGAACTCTCTGAACTCTTTAGTGTGAGAGTTATGGAAGTACACCGACTCGTACCCGCAGTAGCTCAGGCGCTGTATGTTCTGGCACAGGTTCTTTACACCTGCTGTGGATATGAGATCATCGCTACCCATGATCATGAGCGCGTCCCACTCGTGCTTCATGGCTGAAACAAAACCTGTATTATGCTTCTCGCTGACAGGGTTGTTCCTAGCATTTACATAGTTGACAGGCACCTCAGGGTGCAGGGTCTGGGTTGCGAACACGTAGTCCTCGTGGTCAGAGAACACGACAGTCATAGACACCTCTACCCCTAGCTGAGACAGCTCCCTGTGAAGCCTGTTCATGCCGACGTAAAAGATTCTAGTAATGTTACGCCTGCCGTGAACGCAGACCAAGACCATCAACTTCATTCTTCACCCTCCCCCTTCTCTTCTGCCGCTTGAGACATAGCCTCGTAAGACTTCTCCCTGTATTCCTTTAGCAACTGAGCTGCGTTAGGGAACATATAGATAGGCGTATCCTTTACCTCTTTCAATAGCTGTATGTCCACTACTTCCTTCATGAGAATCTCGACGTAGGTCTGGGCTTCTAGGAAGGTGTCTCCCCTCTGCTGATCATCCTCTGTTACCATGTCAAACATGGTTGTGATCTTGTCCTTGTTTCTCTTCATGAATGTTTCGAAGTAACGGTTGAATGTCATCTTAACATCCCTAGTGATGTACTCACCCGCTAGTTCATCCGCTAGGTACATTAACACCATGTTCACCATGATAAACGTGAGCATCTTGTGCTTCTTCTCTTGATCTTTTGCTGTCATTTTTATTTGTTATTTGTTTTCGATTTGTCCTAGTCCTTCTCTTTGGCAATGCCCTAGTATGCTACCTTCAACTATCTCATACGCCTGACCCTCTACCTTGGGTTCAATACTCTCTACCTTGTACTTGGTCTCTCCGTTAGTGTGTTTAGTTACCTCAAACTTGTATTCTCTATCAAGTATTATAACTCCGTAATAGAAGTCTATTTTCTTGTGCGGTTTAGGGTCTGTCTTAATCATTACTTTGTTGTTGTAGTTTAAAAAATATTTGTTTCAAATGATCGGGGATGTCCTTGACAAGCACCCCTGATGGCTGCCAATTATCCCCGACCTTGCCTATGTATTTAACCCTCCTAGTTGTGTACGAGTAGAGCCTGTTGTCAGAGGTCAGTATGTTGTACCCCTGCTTTAACTTGTATATCCTAGCCTTCATCTGGATAGTCTTATTCCTAGTATAACGCCACCTACCAGAGCTGATGGGACTAGGACAAATGTACCCACCTTCCAAGACTTTTTCTTCACGTTAGCTTTTTTTAACTCGTCCTTCATAGAGGTCAGCGCCTGCTCCATCTCTAACTTCTGAGCCCTCTGTATGCCTGATATTTTTTTCAGGTCATCTATACTGCTGGCCTGTATCCCTGTCATCTGCTCATACGCGGACAGCTTCTCCCTCTCCTGAACAAGTATCCCCTGCAGGAGTTTAGCCTCGTACCACCAGTAGTTGAGTGAAGTGTAGCACAGGTTGAACGCCTGATCGTTACTTAGTCGGGGTGTACTTTCCTGAGAAGTAGTCTGACTCAAAAGAGTGTTGGTTGACAATACGCATAGCGCGATTAACACTGTCACCTGATGTAAGAATTTCTTTTTCATTGTAATAGTATTTGTTGGTTATAGATGCCCTCTTGTTCTCTAGCAAAAGGATTAAAGAATCTCCGTGGCTGATCCTGTCGACTAGCTGCTGTATCATAGCTTCCCTCTGGGTCACCTGAATCTCGAGCTGCCTGATCTGATCCTCAGCGTATGTGTTTAAGGGCGAGTAGTCCACAGACCTCGACCGAAGACCGTGCTGCATTAACAACCCGAACATGACCGACGCTGTTATTACGAACACGGGCCATAGTATCTTTCTTTTTATTGACTGTCTCTGTTGCATGCTTTATGTATTATGTTTTCTATGTCCTTGTTGAACTGGTGTATGTTGCACGGGGCGACATACTCTTGCGCTAACCTCTTGACCTGATCACCTAGCTTCATCATCACGGCCTGAACGTCATCACCTGTCACCTTAACGAGCGCGGCTAGCGTAGTGATGAACTCTCCGTTAGCATCCAAGATCAGGGCTATGTTAGTGTCCTCGCTGTCGGTGTACACGCTGACGAGCCTGCCTACGCTGGCGTCCTCAAAGTCCAGCGCCACCCTGTTGATAGACCCTGCCTTGTAGTACCTGCACGGGGTTGTGTTCATGTTTCGTATGCTAGTATATCTGACTCATCTATGACAAGCGTGCCATCCTCCGAGTCGTTAAACTTCTTTAAAGAAATGCCCGCAAGCCTGACCACCATACCCGGAGAGACCCTTACGGCCTCCCCGGTTTTGATGACATTTGCTCGGCACACCTTGCGCTGATTAATTTTAATCAGGCTACTCACCTCTTCCAGTATTGGTGAGATCATAACCTTGCCCTTCATCAGCCTCATGGTTACTTTATTTGCAGGTTATTGTTCACTGAGATTGAGGCCCCGAGTACCACGGCTCCAGACTTAATCGCGTCCTTTATTTTCGCCTTGTCTACCCTCCACTCTTCCTTCTTCACCTTGTACTCTATCGGCACAAGGTTCTCGTCCTCTACCTCAACAGACTCAGACTTCCTGAATGACACGCTGATGAGCGGGGTTGTTATCTTCTGCACGCCCATGTCTTCCATCGCCCCCTTGAGTCGCTGCTTCAGCGAGTCCACGTTGCGGGCGTTGCGAGCCTTTAATATTTTCAATCGCTCCATCTCCGCGTCGATGATGGTGTTGTTTGTCTCGTAAGCCTTCATGATGAAGCTATAGTTCTGCGCCTTCACCTCGATGCTTGACGACACGGCGTCTAATCTTTCTGCGATCTCTGGGGTGATCTCACCCTCTGCCATCTCGATCTCTAGCATGATCTCCTTGTACTCTTGGGAGATGTTAAATAATGACTGGTTCATATTACTTGTTTGTTTTGATTGCTGTTAACTTTGCTTTCACTTCCTTGTTCACGCGGTACTTCTTGTACACATCCTCGATAGACCCGCCCTTCTGAATGTGCGCGACCACCTTGGTATAATTCTCAGACGATTCATCTAGCCAAGGCTTCTCCTTAGCTGGCTGTTGAGCGGCAGGCGCCACGTTGGACTTCTCCTTCCCGTCTGGTCTGATGATAGCGTCCACATCATCCTCGTCCGTGGATACTAAGAACTGCTTGAGTAGGAAGTACCTGATCGCGTAAGTGACAGCTGACCCGAAGCCCTTGTCCCAGTCGTTCATCCCGTTACCCGCCCACATACAGTCCATGCTCTCGCCTGATTCGATATCTATCCAAGTCATCTTCATGGTGATGGACGTGAACACTTCCTTCTTTACGTTACCCTTGGAGGTGGTGTATTCCTGAGTCTGGTTACTCATGCTGAGTACCTCCGACTTAAGGATGACCTTGTGCTCGTCCATCAGTGGTCGGATGATACCGATAATCTTGTCCCCGCTAACGTACTTAAAACCGTTGGGGTTGTAATTGCTCTTGGTGTCCTCGTCCTTTGCGACAGCTCTCACCTTGCACTGAATTTCGTGCAGCTTTTTTAATAGATGCTTCATACCTGTTTGTTTATTAATTTATATTTGATTGCGTACCTCAGCGACTGCTTGTGCTGAGATGATTGATGCCTCCATATTACTGTGACCCACAGCGCGTCACCTGTCCTAGGTCTTAGCTTGAATATCCTCATCAGCACAGCCCTCCTCTTTTTTGGGTCTGGCTCGACAGCTATAAAGAGCGGGTCGAACAGTACCACCGCCCTAGTCCAGTACCTGTACCTAGGGTTCTCGATCCTAAGCAGGACCTTCTTGATGGTCTTGACTAGCTTCTGCTCTAGCTTCATGTCGTTTCGGATGGACGTGAACTTGTCGACCTGCTGCCTCCTCTTCCTTTCTAAGACAGAGTTGACCACCACTGGCTTATGTTTTTTTCTAGCTTCCCGCTTTCCTGATTGTCTGCTCATCTCTGCGTATGATTTTTATGATCCTCTCCCACTCCTTGAGGTCCGCCTCTGTGTACTGGTTCTTCCCGTCGAAGACTCTCTTGACTAGCCTCCACTGTCGCTGCTCCTTGTACACCTTGAATGCCTGCTTGTATGGGATGGGCCTGTCTATAAAGAACTGAACTACTGCCCTTGCTCTTGACTCTCGTGACATATGTACTCCCTGCCCGTGATTAGTTTCAAGTCGATAGCCATACCGCCGAACAGGTGAAGCAGCGCCTCGTTCAACTCAGGGGTGTGCTTGTCCTCATCCATGAGCAGCGGCTCCATCTTCTGCCTCTTGATGTTCATGGCTCTGGAAATTTCTGACAGGTTAAAGTAGTCCCTGTAATCTACCAGAGTACTCATGAAGTTAGGCATGTTCGCGTAGTATATGCTCTTCCACTTTGGATCCTTCCATATGAAGGCGATAGCCAGCGCATGACTTAAGCACGACGAGTACTCCCTTAGTATCTTCGGAGGGGTGAGCGACACAGCCTCTGCGGCTAGGTCTTCGGGCATCGTGAGCAGCCACTCGTGAACTGTTGTTTTATTTATCGACATATTTTGTAGTTGTTTTGCAGCAAATATATAACATAACATGCTGACTATTAATTTAATCTGAACTTTTAATTGTTAACAGATTCCGTGTCTAATTTACACAGAAAAGTAGCGCCAGTCCCTGCACTACTTGATAAATATTCTCTATAAGTATAAGAAACTTATTGGGTTTATTTATCACCTGTTAACTTGTTAGGACTGGTAAACTTACCACCTCCTGCGCTTGACTAGCTTCTTGTACTTGGGCCTTATGATTGCGACCACGGTAAAGAATACCATGAACTTGACGCCCGCGTACATATTGAACATGGCGGAGATGTAAAGTACAGTAACTGAAAGTGTGACTGTTAGTATGTGTATCATGCTCAGTGGTTTATTAGTTTAACTGTTGCCGCTGTACTCAGGGCGAGGAGTGCGAGTGTAAGCACGGCTGATACAAGCCTGCCGACCCTGTTCATTTTCTCCCACCTGATAGCCATCCGTGCGAACGACATCAGGTACAGCACGATCACGACCTCCATACCCGTTCGTTTTTTATTTTCCAGTGCCTGCCCCATTGGAACTGGCACTTATAGAACCTGCCTGTCAGGGTCTGGTAACTCGTGTCGTGCTTCCTGATAATGACGGAGCCCACGAACATGGACACCGAGGAGGAGTAGTCTACCTGCCCCTCGGATGATACCACTACTGGTTTTGTCTGTTCCATTCTTCTACCTTTTTGTTTAGCTGATCCCTTCTAGTGTTTATAGCCTCTAACTCCGCCTTGATTTGTACGATCTCTTCATTGTAAGAGGTTTGCTGTATGCGTTCTAGGAAGACGCGAACATCTTCTTCTATAGCATCAATGTTTATCCCGTCAGATTCATAGTCTATGTTCCAGTCCATGTGCACCCTGCGTGCTCCGTTTACATGAACGTAGACCCTGAACGTGTAGTGGGTGTCCGCTACCCTTAACTCCGCCATGTCCTCGTTCGCAAACAGGATGTTCTTGATGTCGTCACGGAAAGTAAGTTTCTTTGGCGTGTTGTGAATAGCATCCACCACCATGTTGGCAATATTTTCTACCTGTTGTTTCATCTTCTTGTTATTATAAATTCTAAGTTTGATTTAGTTATCCTGCGCCCGACTTCGGTGGCGATGTACTCAGCCGTGTCCTCCTCGAGAGAGTTGTCGGTGTGATCCGAGCACCACTCAAAGTCTACGGCGTCGATGTCCTCGATGATATCCTCGATATCCTCTGGCTCAAAGACGTGGGCTTCTATCTTGGCTAGGGTCGAGGCCTTGGAGGACAGGCTCGGCAGGCTGTCTTCATCTACCAAGTCCCACCTCCATGTGTTCAGCACGCGGCACACCGCGTATAGGTCATTTGCTTTCATGCTTGTTTCTCTTGTTAACGTATCTTGATATGTTGTTTACCTGAAAGGACATGCCCTTCATGTACTCTGGTATGGTGAGCATGCCGTACCTTTCGGTGGACTGTAGCACCGCGATGCCGACCTTGGTCCTAGGCTTCATGCCCATACGGACCTCGGTCTCTTCATGCCACCTCTCGAATGACTCCACCTCCTCGGCGGGGAACATGTACCCTTCAAAGGATAGGTGAGTGAATAGGTTTCTGACTGTCGCGTGTACCTGCGCTAGGTACTGGGCAGACTTGGGGTCTAACTCGTTAGCCTGCTTGCTGCTGTTGTAGAATGTCTTCTTCATGTTACTTGTTAACTATAGCGTTGAATAATCTCATCAGCCTCAGGGTCTCGGGCGTCCTGTCGAACAGGCGGGACTTGTTGTAGTCCCTGTGCCCGTGGTAAGGGCAGCAGTAATAGATTCCTGTGCTCCCTTCAATCATCACCTTGAAGTAAGGCGTGCCCTTGGCGCTCAAAGACTCGGCTATGCACTGACGTGTTACCTGTACAGGCGTGGGCTTTTCGAATGACCTCTTCCTGACATCCCTTCCGAAGCGCTTGCTTATAATCTCCACCACGTCAGCGACCAAGAGGTCACCTAACTTCTTTCGGTTTCCGTGGAAGCGTGGGAGTGGGTAATGTTTAAGAGCCTTCACCTGCTCTATTTGTTTTGCGGTTAAATTCTTCATTGTGCGTTATTGATTAGGTTTACTATTTCCTTGTAGCTTATCTTAGAGAACCCATCGCAGAACGGACATAGCCACCCTAGTGCGTCTTGGATAACCTCTTCGTCGACGACCTGCTTGTCTTGCCAATCTTTATAAGATGTTTTCCCTTCGGAAATTCCATCTAAATTGTCTTGGTCGTATCGCTCTATCCTGTCTTGATAATAGGTAGATACAATGTGTTCACCATTGTGATGCACGGTAGCTATGCCACCGTCTTCTAGTATGACGGTCGCGTCCGTTTCTTTATTGAGAAAACCTACTGCGTATTTCATTGTGTTATTGTTTTAATTATTATTTCCGTATTCATAGCACATCTCCATGCCGAGGTCGCCCTCTCCATACTCTTCGAGACAGCGCTCAAGTTTTTTCTTTTGGTCAACCCTGTGTGCTGCCTGTTCGACCGCGACAAGGAAGGCTGCCAGACCTAGTGCAAGCAGCAGCAGGCTGACGATGTTTGTTCTGTTCTTCATGACTTACTGTTTATGTGGTTTATGTAATTCTTGTAGTAGCTACAGCCCTTGGCGTAGACCTTGCCGTAGGTGGCGTCGTAGAGGCACTCGTCCCCTACCTTTATGAGTTCACCTGTAAGGGCGCAGGATGACCTGTACCTTGCCTTGATTATTCTTGAGCCTTCAAGGTGGTGGCTCGGTGGTGTGTAAATTCCCATGTCTTTATTTATTTGCAGCACGGGCGGGAGTCGAACCCACCCTGCGACCTTCGTGCTTATCCTTCTATCTCTCTAAATTCTAACTCGTCAATGATCAGGGACCTCTCGTTCTCCACTTCCTTGTATATCCTGTCGCCGCTGTCTATGACGTGACAGTATTCGTTGAGTGTACCTAGCACCTCGTTGAGGCAGTGCAGTCGTTCGGATAAGGTGTACCCGCTCAGTTGTTTTACTTGCTTCTTATTCATTGCTTTGGTTTTTATTGGGCGCATAGTTCCCACTGTTGATACTTTTTTATAGACCTGCCGTCTAGGCCAAGGCGGCTGCAAACGAACTTCGCTAGTTTTTTGAGACCTCGCTCGGTGTCTAGCCTGTTAGTGCCGATGGCTTCAACTACTTCGCTAGGGCTCATGCCTAGCACCCTGCTACAGAACTTTACATCCTGTCCTAGGTAGAAAGTTTTGGTGACCTTGCCTGTGGTGCAGTGCAGCGTCCAGTTGTGTTCAAACCCGTAGTGTGACGATACTGTGATGGTAGCTTTCATCTTATTTATTTTTTTGGTTATTGAATACTAAGTCCTCGTTGTACTCGAAGTTGCCAGTCTCTATAAACTCTAGCACCTCTTCCTTGTAAGCGTACTCGGCGCGGAGGTCGTCGCCTAGGTTTAGCTTGTACTGTTTGTGACCCTCGTGGTCCTGTGTGCGTGTGACCTGCCCTGTCAGGAGCATCCATGCAAAGATTAATTTTGTCATGCTGTTTTATTTATGGCGTATTTTATAGCCTTAGTGAGTGCCTTTCTTGTAGACTGTGACGCGTTCCTGAGGCCCGCGAAGGCCATCATCGCGCTCGTTACTGAGGCGAACTGAATAATCGCCCATGCAGCGAACTCGTACACGGTGTAGCCCTGTGACACTAGCCTGTACACCTCGTCATTTGTGTTGAATTGACTGCCTTTAGGGTAGTCCCATGTTTCAGTCTCGATAGCGCTGATGTAGCGCTTGAGTATTTCGTTTGCTTTCATGCTTTTGATTTAAAATATATTTTAAGTAATTCAAGATCGCTAGGTTCATCCGATAAATTAGGCTCAGCACCTTGCGTATCGGAGAAGTATAACTCCTCTATGTATTCAAAGAAACTGTGTCTCTCAAAATAATCCATCTTGCGAAATAAACCCCTCGCTTGTCGGTGTTGACCATTAACCTTGCTTTCAAGGATGTAGTCAAAATATTCTTGCAAGGTGTTAAAGTTTAGTTCGGTGACATAACTTGGAATCCTCATAAGTATGTTTTATTTATTGGTTAAGACGGGCGCTAATTGCACCCGTTTCGACTAATTAAGTCTCGTCAGTTAACCTTGGCTAATTCTTGAGCTACAGTCCTTGCATATGCTGACTTCTGTGCATAGGTCCCTGCCTGTTGTGGGGCAGGTAATTCTATAACCTTGTCGAGGTCTACGCTGTAGATGGCCCGTTGATTATTAAGCATGCCGTACAGGGCAGCCTCTTCGATGCTATCAAACTGATAAGACACGTCTAGCACTAGCTTTCCGTTTTCCCACCACCCGCCGATGTGGGCGCCGTTATTCATCAGGTCCTTGCGGTTATTTTCGATGAAGGCATTGACCTCTGCGGTTATGACGTCTACCTTGAGGTCCCGCTTGTACCTGTTGTAAACAGGCGACAAGTTAACGATGTGCTCGCTTTTTGCCTGAGAGGCGAACACGCCTGTTGTAGGCTTCCCTGTAGTCAGGCTGTAGCTTGCGCCTGTGCTGTCCACTAGGGACTCGATAAAAGATTGTAAGTTATTCATTGTATTTGGTTTATTGATAAATAATTCTTGTTACTGTTGCGACCTCGTCACCTGTGTGTAGTTGATAGGCTATGCCGTCAGTTTGGTAGTGGACCGTGTCGCCTTTTTGAAGGGTTTCGCTAGCTATGAAGAACGAAACGTCGCCGTCCTCAGCTATTGCTATCCTGTTTTTAACGTCCTCGACCTTCTCAAAGGTCTCCTTTTCGCACGAAGCGAGCGCTGTTGCTAGCATTATTGCTGTTATATATCTTCTCATATTTTAATGGTTAAGACGCCTCTCGGCGTTTCGTCCATACAGGACTCGTCAGTTAACCTATCACCAATTCGTACGCTTGGAACGACGGCTCGTACTCTCCGTGCTCAGCCATCATGTCGTCAAGTTCGTAGAACTCGGTGTTTCCGATAGCTTGTAACTCGTGAGAGACGGCTATTATCGGGTGCTTATCTCCTCTTGTTGGGTGCTCGTAGAACGTGATGACCTGCCCGAGTGAGTTAGTCATTTCCCCTAGCTTGGTAGGGTTATAGGACATGAATTTAGAATAACTTGTGTTCATTTTTGTAAAATTTAATGGTTAAGACGGCCACAATTGTGACCGTTTCGAATATTTAATTCTCTTCAGTTAACCTGTTCTAGGTTGACGCGGTAGTCATATCCGACACCGCCCGCCTCTTTGCCGTCCCAATTGTCTAGGTTATGCACTTCGCACAGGGCCTGTACACACTTTCTCGCGTCGCCATAAGAGGCGTAGAGGAGGTTTATTGAGTCAGGCTTCTGCATGGATGATAGGACTACTTTGTAATTTGTCATGATAGTAAAATTTAATTGGTTAGCGGGACATGGGGCGCACGATGCCCCTTGTACGTTAACATGTGACCTACTCACATACCCCGTATCTCTTGCGTCGCCTCCCTGTCTATTTAACAGGCTCGGGTCAGTTTAGCTAATTAAAACGCTGTAGTATGTTTCCTACATTATCGGGCTGACTCCCGTCCTTCGCTTGCGCTAAGGCTAACCATCTTGAGTTACCGTGAGATGGTGAAAGCACGTTTTATGTCTTCTACGTTTTACCCGATATCACATCGATGCTACACGTAAGGGTTGACTACTCAGTCCCTGTCGTTTGACGTCGGCAAAGATGGGGTCATCGTTTTTAAATTTCCAAATAAATTTTACATTAACCTTCTGAAAGGCGCAATTTATGCGGGTGAAATTTTTATTTTCTCAGTGTTTACGAGGGATGCAGGAGGGGAAAACACACTAAACCATTGCAAACACAGGTGGTTCAGGGGGCGCAAAGTAACACAGGTGAGCGCAATTTTGGTACAGGTTCCGTGTCAACAGGGGAGTAAAAGGGTGCCGATGACAGGGTGAAAGTAACTAGCGAGGGAGGAGGGGAGGAGGGGAGTAGAATAAGGGGGAGTGGAGGGGGAGTCACACCGAGCCATGTTTACGCCATCCCTGTTCCACTTTCCACCACAACAGCACCACACCGCACCACTTT